AAGCTATGAGGGTATTGGTATTTAAAAACGCTATCCATGTTTTACTTCCATCGAAGGTAGTGGTGAAGCCAGCACCCAGCGCGTCATCGGCATAGGCGACATACAGGAAGGCATTTGCCCCATTGGTTCCGTTTGTTCCATTGGTTCCCGCTGCACCGGTGTCTCCGGTATCTCCTTTAACTCCCTGTAATGAAAATCCTGATCCCCAGGCTCCGGCTGATTTAGGACCATAGAAAGTTCTTCCTCCTGACAGATCAATGTAAAAGTCTCCATTGGCTCCAAGAGCGTTATTCGGTGCGCCTGATCCTGAATAGATGGTCGCACCGTTGGTTCCATTTGTTCCGTTATCTCCAAGGTATTTTGCCCACAACCCCGCGAAGTCTCCCTGCACTGGTGTGCTGGAACTATTGTTTACCAGGAAAGCCACATATTTTTTACTGGAATCGAAAGTCAGAGTAAAACCAGTTCCGTCCGAGGAATCGGCCCATGCCACATGAATGTAAGAGCTTATACCATTTGTGCCGTTTGCTCCCGCTGCACCAGGATCGCCAAAATACTTCTGCCATAGGCCGGAGAAAATTGCAGAAACTACCGTAAGAGGTATAGTACTATTTTTGAAAGCAATGTACGGCCGTGTAGAATCCGGAGTAGTGGAGAACCCATTTCCACCCGAGTCTTGGGCATAACCTACATAAAGATAGGACGATTGCCCCGCGTCCCCTTGCGGGCCTTGTGTTCCACCAATAAGGTATGAAGGCATCCCTTGAAATAAGAGCTTTGGTGCCGATGGGTTGGCCATCAGATCACCGGTTCTTATCAACCTGGAAAGAAGCTGATTAAACTGCTGATCGGTGATTCTGTAGGTTCCTGTAAAATTCCCGCTGCCATCAAAAGCCGAGTATCGAAGGATATTTCGAAGTTGTTTGGTGAGGCTTATCGTTTGATTCCACAATTGCCGCTGGTTAACGGAATTACCGTACCCTGATGAATAGTTATTCATGATCAACACGCCAAGGGTGTTGATCTTGGAATAAGCATCAGCGATATATAACCCAGCGTTTTTGTAGATACTCATATTGCTCCGTAGCTGATCACGTAGTTTTCAAGTCCCCTGATAAGTAACTCAGCATCTTGTGGACGCTGGTTGAGCATCGCGGAATAGGCAGAATTTAAAATGCTGTCTATCCGATCCGCTTCATTGTAGTCATCGTATTTTGCTTTGTTCTGAATGAAGTCCGTCTCTACCCTCGCGTGCTCGTCTCTCAGCCGATCTTCGGTCCTGGAAGACATAAGATCATCCTGCAGCACCCATTCAATACTTGAATTGGAAAGCTCGTTCGTAAACAGCGAGCCAGCGGAGATCACAGTGTAGTATGTTCCGTTTGGAGGAACCGTTGAACTTGGAACTGCGGACTTTGTTTTATAGAAAACGCCATTGTAGTAAAGTACAATTCCGGCACTCGCGTAAGCGGCCCCGGTGTAGATTGATACGCTGGCGACAATTTTTTCAATCCACCCATCTTGCCCGGAGGCCACTGTCCAATAACTTACCGTTGTAGGATCGCTGGTGTTGGGGGTGATTGCTTGTAATACTCGGTTTCCATTGACATCTGTCTTCGGGCAGAAGAAAACATTTGCTCGCTGATTACGACTTGGGTTTGATCCGCCATACACCGTATTGTCGGTGATCACGAATGAACTCGAATCCTGAGCGATGCTTCCCTTTGTCAAAATCCAGGTTAATGCCATTTTTTTCTTTACTTTAAAGAAAAAACAGCCTCACATAAATCAAGAGGCTGCTTTCTCTATGTTGATTGCGAATTCATTTACTTACTGCTCTACCTCCGCTGGCTCAGGCTCTTCTTCAACCTTCTGAGGATTTGAAATTGTCTTCAGTTGCTTGATGATTTTCTGATATTCCTTGACACCTTTTTCTTCCTTCTCTTCGAACCAGCTTATCAGGCCCTCAATCTTATTGGTGTCAATCGGCACATGACAGATAGATGTTCCATCGGTATAAACCCAAGTGCGTTCTGATTTGGCATTCTCCGCCCCTTCCAGGAAAGTGATGATCCCGAAATACTCGGCATCCATCATCTGGATTTTCATCTTCACATCTTTATTTGAACTGCAGCGCATGACCAAAATCGGGTCCTTCTGAACCATCTTGAACAAGTCTCTTTTCAGGACGTCAAAATTGTTCGGGTTAACCTCCCTCTTGCTTGTAGGGTCAAGATTTTGATAGATGGTTTGCAATTCAGTCAAGTCGGCCTTCATGATGTGATTCATGGTGTCGGCCATGATGATGAATTTCTCGTTCTCGCCACTTACGACCTTCGCGTTGTTCACGCGATAAAAGATTGGCTTCTTGGTTCTGTCACGGTACGGGTTGTCCCTGTTGCGCGGGTGACGTTCCATGAAGATATAAGTACCTTCATGTGTGGCATCTACCGAGAACGTTCCGTTTCTTTCGAAATGAACGCGCTTGCAATTGGGAACCTGCTTTTGTGATCCGTCAGGGTTGGTCTCAAATTTTACACCATCGTAATTGACAAGAAGATATCTCTTGCCTTTCACGGGATCAAGGATGTTCACTCCCTTACCATAAAGAGAGTACCGGGGTTGCGCACTACGCGGTTGTCCAGTCACTTCGTCCACACGGCTGCGGTCAACCGTATCGGCATCGCACAGCTTATATATGGCAACTTGTCCATGTTTAAGCGGCTTTACCTTCATGGGCTCAGAGACTATCTTGTTGAAGTCCAGCATAATTTGTTATGGGTTAATTGAAAAAAGAGAAAGGGGTGGATTTTCCAACCCCTTTAAAGAAGATTACGGCTTGGTGATGCGGATAAATTTCTCGCGGTTACGCACGGCAAGCGATTTGTAGCTTTCCATGTAAATTCTACGAGTAGATTCATCGCTGGTAGGCATCGTCTTTGCGTTAGCACCGTCTTCCCACACTTTGATATCGCCTTGAATAGTGTGAGGCGCACCTTGTGGAGGAGAGTAGTTCAATTGCAGGTAAGGAACCATCGACTGGCTTTGAGGATCTTTGGTGTTTCCGCAAGGGATACATACACCCTGATATCTCCAAGGCTGGTTTCCTGCTCCGAAAGAACCTGCGTGAGACATGATTGCCCAGGTGCTCATGTGGAAAGTCACGCCACCGATCGCGATGGTAGTGAAGTCAAATGAAAGAGCCTGTTCTTTGGTCTCAAAGTAATCGAAACTGATACCGCTGTTTTGGAATTTAGAGAAATCCACCAGCCAGTTTTTCATCGACAGTGCCAGGTTACGACCCATACCAATCAGGTACTCAGTGTCACCGTAGTTGTCATCGATGGTAAGCACCAGGTCATCGAAATCTGCCATGGTGAAATCACCATCGTATTCGAAAGTCTGTCCGTTGGTAGAAATCTGAGGCAGCAAACCGGTAGCACCCGTTAAAGAGTTGCTGCTGGCGTCAACCAAAGTTCCATCGTTGGCCGGGGTGAAGATCAAGTTGTTTTCTTCCTGCATGGCGAAGCGGTCTGCGGTCTCCGCAATACCTTTCACATACAAGAATTTCTGACCATCGTACTCAAATTCCACTTCGTTCTGCGCTGCATAGTCAGTCACCTCATACGTCTCACGAGTGTTGTGGATGTAGTTGGTGATTTTGCTGATGTTCGGAACGCGCATCTCAGTCTTGAAAGATTTTTCAGGCTGGATGTTACCGTAGAATACTACAGTCTGCCCAACGACAGCCGCGGTTTGAACAGCTTGGGAAGCGTTGTATGGAACGACAGTAACTACGTGAGCATTGGGCGTACCTCTGTTGATCGATGAAACGTAACCTACGGTTTCGTTCTCGAAAATACAGAGCTGGCCTACAACGGGGTAACTGTGGGTTCCGGAGTCATAGTGGTCGCCAGAAGAAAGTGTAACCAGCACGTTCGATCCTGAGTTTGAGGCTGCCGAGATCGTACATGCGGCATTGAACCAATCTCCTTCTTCATAGAAGTAGTATTGGTGACGCTTAACAGCTTTGATTGGCTCCATCTTGCCATCGAGTTCACGAAGGAAAGAGAGCGCTTTGAACTTGGGCACTTTAGCGCCAAGTTGTTTTCTGAAATCACGGTCGAGCACGCCATAGCCGGTGGCTATTGCCAAGGTTTCCCTTGAGGCCTGTCTCGCACCTTGTGAAACAAGTGCCATAAAAAAATAAGGGTTTTAGTTTAAAAAATAGTTTCCGCTACTTCACTTCTTGTTCGCGGCAGCAATGGCATCGGCCATCGTTTGCCCGAACGACTTCTTAGTGGTTGGTGCGGCACTTGTGGTAGTAGTTTTTCGCTCGGCAGTGTTCTTGTTGTCTTTGATGATTTTGATTTTGCCCAGCTCGACACCGGCCCGGTGTGCTTCTTCAACAGCTTGCTCGCTTTTCCACAGCCGGAACATTTCCCTTGTGAACTGACCGTAGTCAAACTTGCCGTTGACGTAACTCTTACCAATGATGCCCTCGATGATCGAACCAGGATTCATCAGCACTTTTTTGAATTCAGGAACTTCTCCTTCCTCCAGTGCAATACTGATTGGATCATCAGAATCACCAAATGCCAATTGCAGTCCTCCGAAGTCGGACAATACGTTCTCGATTTCCTGGGTGACCACCTGTGGGTCGATACCTTCTTCTTTTGGCTGTTCGCTCTTAGCAGAGGTAAATTCCTTTTGGAAAGCGAGGATTTTTTGTTCCGCTTCACGGGTGGCTATCCCATGCTCGTCAGCTTGTATCTCGTCATTTTCCAAATCCGTGAATCTTTGCTCATACCGCTTTTCGAAGATCTTTTCAGCTTGTGATCTTGAAATGTCGGGACGGGCAAGCACGTAGGCCTCAAGTTGTTTTTCCTTGGGCGACATGGTAGCGAGGTCCAACGAGGTTAGTCGGAGGTAATTGGCGGCTGCGGATAGACTGGTCTTATCGCTAAGATTAGCGCCAGCGGCCTTTATCACATGTTCGTAAAGTACTTTTGCTTGTGGGTTCGGGAATTCCGGCTCACGGTTCTTCAGCGCAGCTTCAAGTTCTTGGTTCCTTTTTACAAGGCCCTGAACTTGGTCGATCGACATTCCGGTCGTTTCCTGAACATATAAATTGGCGTCAGAGATGAAATCTTCCTCAGTGTAGTCTACTGGGGTGTCATCGGCTGGCTTTTCATTGGGATCTGGGTCTTGGTCTTTGTCCTTATCCTTATCCTTATCCTTATCTTTGTCAGGATCATCAGCCCCCTCGGCAGGCGTATCATCACCTTCGCCCGGTTTTGGGTCATCATCACCAGGCTTCGGATCATCCAAATTATCGTCACCAGGTTTCAAAGGATCGTCATCTAAAACAGCAGTGTCGTTGTCGTCACCACCTACTTTGAATTTGCTGGAATCGAAATTTTGGAAAGGATGATTGATGGCCATAACCAAGTTTTTTTGTTTAGAATGATTCTAAATAACACTCAAATGTAAAAAAAAACGGGCTACTGTCAATAGTCCGTTGCTTAAAATGTTGAATTATTTTACTTATTCACCGATTGGAACAGCAAGTCCCAGGAGCAAATTTGCTTTGGCCTGTCGATCAATCTCCACCCGTTTCGCTTGAAAAGATCAATCCACGCTGCTTCCTGGCGGATATTGCAGTGTCCCCATTGGAGATCAAATTCCAAGGTATTTCGATTTGGAGTGCTGGTGAAATAAAAGAATCTGATGTTTTTCGACAGCTTTTGGATAAAAGAGTCCCACCACTCCTCGGGCTTGTCGATATGTTCAAATACCTCGATAGAAACCCCAAGGTCGGTTTCATCGATGTTAAGATCATCAAGATTGTCTACCGCAAAATTGCATTTGATGATCCTGTCGTGGAATACCGGGTTGCGATTTTGGAAATAGTCGATGAAGTAATCGTTCAATTCCAGTCCTATGGACTCCACGTTGCAGGTTAAAAATCTCTCTAACATCCCTCCCGGCCCGCAGCCGAATTCAATCATGGTCTCAGGATCGAGTTTATTGATCAGCCAGTCCGCGACATTATGGTGGCCCTTGGTGTAGGCTGGATTTTCCTGAATATGACCTTGCAGGAGACAGTATTCAAAAAATCGTTTGTCATCCCAAGGAACTACATTATTGATCACCTTCGGAAAGAATTTCTTTTGCGTCAATCGGTCAATAATTTCCTCCCGTAGTGAATTCGCCTCGTCAAGATCAGGTATATTTTTCAAGCTCTTTTCCCGGAGTGAAAGGCTTAACTCCTGGTTGGTAACGAGAGTGTCAAAGGTTGTAACAAAATCCTCCTGGTCGTCAAACAACGCGCACCCATCGCGGCCGACAAACTCCGGCAACGAAGAGGCCATGACGGTGGCTCCCGCCAATGTTCCTTCAATCCATGAGATATTGCTTTTAGATCGATTGAACACATTGTCTTCCAATGGGACTATCAAAATCTCCGGCCGGATCTGCATGAGGTTCTTAAAATACGTCATCAAATCCTCGAATTCATAGAAATTTACCCTTTTATGGCTTTTGGTTTTGATCGAATGTTCAATCATCCAATCAAACTTGTGGCCGTAAAAAAACCATTGGTATTCGGGGTATTTGTCAAAGCATGCTTTGATGGCATCTTGGTAAAGCTCGGCATCTTTCGCGTGCGTGTCGCCCCCGCGCCAGAGTATTGTCTTTGACCTTGGAGCATCAGATTTTTGGAACAGTGACCAATCGCAGGCATTGGGAACTACAATGATTTCCGCATCGGTCTCTACATCTTCCAGGATAGATTTCTTTATTGCCGGAGTGCTTACGGTGATCACATCTGCCAGCCTCATGCACTCTCTTATCTGGGCTTGGCGCGAAACCGCTTGGTAAAGATCATGCCTCGGATTGGTGGCTGGTATTTTAATGTAATCATCATCGTAATCAATCCACACGGGCTTGTTGCAGTTCTTTGCCACGCGGATGATGTTAAGACAAAAATGAGTGCTGGGGCGCTGGGCAAAAACGATGTCGATGTTTTGAAGCGTGTGCCAGTTGTATTCAAATCCTTCGTTTGAACCGTTGATTATTTCAACGTCCTGCAGTTTGTTAAAGGGGCCAAAGGCTCGGTAGAAACTTGTTGCATCTGTGGCAATTGGGGCGTGGATTACTATTTTTTTCATACGATGTTAAAAAACAAGACAAATAAAAAGGCAACCGTAGCCGCCTTTTTATGATTTTTCCGGGTGATTACGCGTACACAGAGGCAGATAGCCACTTGTTGGATGCGCTGGCAAAGAAATGTAGTCTTTGCAGCGATCCGCACGTAACCGGAGCATTGCTGGCACCGGCATCGATGTACTCGCTGGCTGCGGGATAGACGCTGATTGCCGTAGAGGCCGCGTTCTTCACCACAAATGCACCACCGCTGTTGAATTTCGTTGATGCCGGAGGCAAAATAACACCCACCTGAGAACCTGCGGTCGCACCAGTCACCACATTGTAGTAAGCGGTCAAACCGCCTACGGGCAATGCCGTTCCTTGTGCTGTTCCGGATGCCGCCAGGTTAACCGTACCATCGGAACCTGTGGTCAGGCCCAGGGCAAGTTTCTGCGCGTTATCATAATCACTTGGAGTTTCTGCCACGCGGTATTTCTTCCACGGGCGGACGCTGGTACCATACAGAATTGAAAGTCCCTTTTTAAAAGGCTTTACTTTCACAATGTTGTTGGTTTCCAATTCCAGCATTTGAGGTTGCGAAAAGTCCGACTTTGCCGGGCTGATGCGCTTCGCTGTTAAAAATAGATTGGCCATCGTTTTTTGGTTAAACGTTTAACACATGCAGTTACCACCTTGATAACTTACTTCAAATGTAAAACTATTTACCATTATTATTTAGAATCATTCTAAATTAAAATTACCGCCTGATAACCAAGTCATCAAAGAAGTCTGTAAATTTTTGGCTTCCTTTAGGTTTTTCCTTCGGCTTCTCTGACTGAATTACCTTCACCTCAGGTTCGGGCTCAGCCTCGGATTTAACTTCTGATTTAGCCGCTGGAAGTGTCCGTGGCGCGGAGATACCCAATAGCACCATGTACTTCTTTTTCTCTTTGTCGCTGGCCCCGCTGAACATATCCCGGATTTTCCTTGTGATCTCCTCGTCTCCATGTTCTGCCATAAGAGAATTGAAATCTTCGCCAAACAGGTCTTTGACGCTTTCCTTTAAAATCCATGATATGAGTATCACTTCATTCGGGTAGCATCGCTTATTACGCCTGCGATATTGAAAGGCTTTTACATCGGTTTTGAGATGAATTTTGCAGAATTCCACCATGTCCATTCCGGTGGCTTCCTTTATTTTTCTTGCTAAGTCATGTTTTCCCATCAGCACAAATATACAACAAAGTAAAATATTTTGACTTTCAATTGTAAAATTGTTTAATAATTTTCACTTTTCGGAAAAATAAAACAAAAATCTATGTCAATGTACTATCTGGATGTTGAGTCCGTACCGGCTTTTAAATGCTTTGATGACGCGGATGACCGCACAAAGCAGCTTTTCAAAAAGAAGTTTGCCAGAGAGATTGAAGAAATTATGGTTGACTCAGATTTTCATGCCTGCGACATCATCTATGCTCAAAAAGCAGCCCTTCACGCGGAGTTCAATAAAATAGTCTGCGTCAGTCTGGGGGCAATTACGCAAGTGGCTTTTGCCAAGCCCACTACTGAGCTTCAAAAGGAAGGCATTTACATAAAATCTTTTTCAGGCCCGGAGGAAACGATTTTAACTCAGCTATCACAGGCCTTGAGCAAAGCCTACCAACTTTGTGCACACTTTGGAAAAGGCTTTGACTTTCCTGTGCTCGCGCGAAAGTATTTGATTCACGGAATCCCCATCCCTCCGGTATTGGACACCGCTGGCAGAAAACCATGGGAAGTTCCATTGTACGATACGCAAGAGATGTGGAAGTTCACGGACTTAAAGTACTCTGTCTCCCTTGACTTGCTTGCTCATGTATTTGGTCTGCCATCTCCGAAGGAAGAAATGAGTGGAGACCAAGTGGCCTCAGTGTACTACGAGGAAAACGACATTGACAAAATAGTACGTTACTGCGAGTCTGATGTAAGAACGCTGATCAACGTTCACCGGAAGATGATGTTTTTAAATCCATTGTAATGGCAGAGAATAGCAAAATTGAGTGGTGCCACCATTCCGGAAATTTATGGTGGGGCTGCACGGAAGTTCATGCAGGCTGCGACAATTGTTACGCACGTGTATTTTCTCATCGGTATGATGGAGGGAAGACATTGTGGGGCAATGACGCACCAAGAAGATTTATCAAATCAATCTGGAAAGACCTGGCAAAGTTTCAACGTCAGGCTAAAAAAGAAGGCGTGATGAAGCGCGTTTTTGTGGGATCGATGATGGATATCTTCGAAAAGCCGATGCCATTGTTGAATTCACCATATACGCATTTGGAGACCACCGATGATTTAAGACAAGAGTTATTCACTCGCATAACCTGGGGTGAAAATGAAGATGGTTCGCGTGGATTGTACCCTAACCTGATGTTTTTATTTCTCACCAAACGGCCCAGCAACATCGCAAAGTATGTTCCCGCTGGCTGGCTTGAAGAACCTCCGCCAAATGTCATGTATGGGACTTCGATTGTAGATCAGGCCACTGCGAAAACATTGGTACCTCAATTGCTTAAAGTCAAAGGCAAGAAATTTTTGAGCATCGAGCCTCAATTGGATAGCGTTTATCTGGAGCCAAATTGGTTAATCAATAATCCTTTCCAGGAAGGGCAGATTGATTGGGTAATCCAAGGCGGAGAGAGCGGTCATCATAAAAGGCCGTTCAATCTTGATTGGGCACGCGCCATGCGCGATCAGTGTGCGGAGTTTGGAGTGCCTTATTTCTTTAAGCAGATCGACAAGATTAAAGAAATTCCAGAGGATTTAATGATCAGACAATTCCCGCTATGACTTACCTCTACCTAGCCATCGGCTTCATCGTATTTTGGGTGGTGATATTTTACTTCGCCATCTTTCTTTTATTCCTGTGCTTCTCTTGGCTCGGTGGAAGGCATAATCCTAAGGTGAATAAGCATGGATAAAATCAGTAGCTTTATAAAACTCTTGTTCCACTTTCGAACCCCTAAATGGCAGGGCGAAGAACGTTGTTTATATTGCGGAGGAAGAGCCGATAAATGCTGCCCGACAAAAAGAAGTAGATTGAATTTTGATGGAAAGTAGACCACGCATTCGAATTATTTTCAAAGAACAAGTGAATTTTGTTCCGATAAATCCCGCTGCCTTTCATTACATGAAAAAACATCGACTTCCAGGATGGCAAAAATTGTTAAGTCTATCAAGTAGAGAGTTATTTGAAATTGGGGTAGCTGACACCGTGGCGGATTTGGTTTCCTTCCTGTCACTTTAATTTTTCCGCTTTCAATCTCTCAACCTCCTTAGCGTAGTGCGCGGCAAGCAAGTCTATCTCTACCTTTCCTAATTTTGATACCGACTTAGAAGCCACCAGCATTTTATCCCATGTTCCCGATCCATACTTTTTGTCCATGTGTTCCTTGTAGGCTTCTCTCATGCCCCCCTGGAAGCCATTGCAGGCCTTACACTGAAGGTGATTATTCTGTTCATTGTATTTGGTTGCCTTGTGCTGTCGGGGAATACCGTGGCCACAATCGGCCTTTAAATAATGCTTAGGTTTGTTGCATGTGAAGCAAAGTCCTATTCCATTTTTATCTGAGTCCCGAAGTCTGATGTAGAGGGAAAAAACAGGCCATAAAACTTGTTCGTCATAGGGCTTCCCTTTCTTGGCTTTCTTCTCTTTCTCAACTTTGGGTTGCTGGCAAAATCCACAAGTAAGATCCTCCGGTGAATTCTTTCTATTGCAATGGGTACAAATCCACAGCTTCGCTTTCTTGAATTTCGTTTGGAAGTAGTTCACTGTTTTTACACTTCTGTCATTTTCAAAATTCCTTCTGCTTCCAGCATCCTTTCAACCACAATCCAATTTATAAATGGCCTGGCCGAAACATCTGTGTCACTTTTCAATGGTGCTCCAAGGGCTGCATCATCGATGTACAATTGGGCATAACACTTCGGGCTTTTTGTCCATGAATCTTGTGTCGGGTTCCTTTGAATTCCGTACAACTTGATGCCATTTTTTTCAAACCATTGGACAGCATCATCCAAATGATTCCCGTTGTAAACATTAGGAGCCTCTTCTGAGAACCCAGTGTTATTCTCACAGTTGTTTCTCATGGTCCACAAAATCAAATTGTGGCCTTCCTCCACGAGTCTTTTCAAAACCTTCTGTGCACCTATGTCTTTACCTACTTTTGGAAATTCATGCGCTACGCACGTTCCATCAAAATCAATTGCTATTACCATGTTTGTGTTTAATCCTTTGTTCAAATCTTTCCAGCCGGTCGTTTAAGTCCTCTAATCTCTCTACCAATCCCCTGGTGTCTCCCGCGTGAAGCAGCTTGTTCATCTCCTGAATTCGTTCTTTGGTAACGATCTTCCTGAGCCCGGCCTTGGGGGCCATTTCTTTGTAGGGGAATAATGAATGTTGGTGGGTCATTGGAAAAGGGATTGACTTGCTGATTCCGCTTGCTTTTTAAGTCTTTTTCTATCTCGATACCGATTGGCGATTTCCCTTTTGTAAGCAACACATTTCTCACATCGACATCCTAAATCATACGGTTTACTACCAGGATGCTTATAATCTGATAATTCGTATTTTTTAGGTTTGAGTATGTTGTTATAGGATTTGATATGGCCCTTTTTCCGAGCATCCCAATAATTATCCGTGCGGGTGCCGACAAACAAATGGTCAGGATTGATGCACTTCGGATTATCGCATTTGTGACATATAATCTTTCCTTTTGGAATACGGCCTTTGAAATACTCGTATGAGACTCGATGAGCGCCATACATTCTCCGGTTTATTGTAAATGCTCCATATCCTCCTTTTCTGAAAAAACCTTTCCATTCCCAGCATCCTTCGGTCTTTTCAAAGCTGGATAAAAAGCGATTCAGCAACTTTTGATCTGAATTTAATGTTTCAGGTGTAATATGAATTGTGTCTTTCATGCCATGCTTCTGTCAAAATCCTGCCAAAATGCGCGGCAAATAAAAAAGCCACTTCGATTGAAGTGGCTTGTAACTACTTGATAATCAAGCGTGGGCCCTGTTGGATTTGAACCAACGACAACCTGATCAATAGTCAGTTCCACTCCCCTTTCAATCGCATTCGAAATATAGTAAAATCCGGGCAAAAACAATAGTCAAGTAATTAATATTCAGATACTTACATACACCATTAGTACACCATTACACAAACATCAGTTCATCGTTAAATACACTTCTCTGCCAAAATTCTGCCAAAATAATTTTGCTTGCTGATCTGTACTGAAGGAAAAATAATTTACCTTTCGGGTATGAAGGCAGAAGAATTACAAATAGGAAATTGGCTTGAAAGGCATGACGGTTCACGATTTCAAGTAACGGCAGATGACATAAAAATCATCGCTGAATGGAAGGCAAATAAAGATTTGCTTCCTAAGGGAATTCGATTAAACGAGAAGGAGCTTCTGAAATTGGGCTTATGAGTATGGGTTTTATAGCTCAATTCAAATTTGGGAATACAAATATTTTCATAGGGTGTCAATTCAAGATGCTTGCACTGGTAAATTAAAAACATATAAAGGATTCACATGGAAATATCAATAGTAAAAATGAACAAAGATGAAAGTAATTTGCTTTCAAATTTTATCGGAGAAAAAATAGGTGATGAGATTGACTTCAATAGGCTTATGCCAGTAGTGGAGAAGATTGAAGGGATGGGCTGTATTGTTGAAATATGGTTATCTGGCGGTAAGGGGTGTAGAATAACTAAAGTCATGTCAAAGACTAAAAGCTGGACAGTTCCAATTGAAAGCAATTCAACAATTGAAACAGTCTACAAAGCAGTAGTCGAATTCATTAAATGGTACAACGAAAACAAAACAAAACTCGTATGAAAATCAAACAAGGCTTCCTTTATCTCTACAAGAAATCAGATAGCGATTGGGCGGTGGTGCAAGCAAGCGAAACGACTGATCAGATAATGATAACTAGTTTTAGCGGACAGGTAATTGCGTGTTCTGATAAACTTGAATTTTTATTTTCAAACAGCGGAATTGAAGCTAAGAGAGGTGTTTATTCAGGAACGTGGCCTATCAAACTCTTTAAGGCTATACCAAATTGCCAAATCTCCTTCACCTGCAAGCCTAAGAAGCCTAAGAAAGGGGAGAAGTTAACAGTAGAGGGACAGGTGTTTTTCGGGTGATGAAAGCAGAGATCAAAACGCAGGTTTCATTTTCAGTTAAAGTGGAACTTACTGAGCGAGAAGTAATGGCCTTGGATGCGCTCGCCGGATACGGACACGAGGCTTTTCTAAAAGTATTTTACAAACATCTTGGAATCCATTACATACGGCCATTTGAAAAAGACTTGATTCAGTTGTTCGAAAAAATAAAGGAATTAAGACCCGCAATTCATGAGATAAAGGAGGCAAGGAAAAAATTGGGATTAGAGCAATTAAATCCATGACCCTTCTCTACCGCTACAGATTAATAAAGCACATGGTGTTATTCTTTCTAATAAAAGGATTTTGATTTATGAAACAATGTGAAACACACACACTTATTAGAATGTGGGATGGATTTTATAAATGCACAAAATGTGGCAAGGTAAAATCTATCGTTGAATGGGGAAAATACAAAACTGAATTTTTATGAGTTTAATGACTTGGAGTACGTTTAGAAAGAAGTATAATCCAGATATTTATTCTGTATCTGACTCGTCAAAAGGATGGATAAAAGAGACTATAAAGCCCACCTTGAGCGAATATGGTTTTAAACATAAATCAATCGATATTGATTCAGACGAAAGAACTCCTGCTGATATTGTGAAGGATCATTTTTATAATCACGAAGAATTGCAAATTGTCTATTATACTTATTCTGGAAGCGGTAACTATTCAGGATATTTCAAATACTTAGAAGTTTTCTACAAACCAAAGACATAGACCACGCTTACGAAGTAGAGCATTACTATCACTCAAAAAGATCGAAAATATTAACTTTACACGCATGAATTGGGAACAAAGCATAGTTAATATCTTTAGAAGATTAAAACTAATCAATAGTAAGTTTACTTATGAGATGCAATTTAGTTCTGATGCCGAAAGCAGATTTCCGATTGAAGATGTTTGCAAGAACAAAGTGGCGCTGGAATTGAGTAAATTCATTTTACAGAATCATCCATCATCCATTAAAACAGAAAATGGGCATTATTCAAAAAATGTCAAATGTTCATTATTTGTTTTTAAGGAAGCTGATTTTAGAACAGTAATTGAGGCATTTATACAAGAAACTCCACAAGAAATTATTGATGCCATTAAGAATGGCAAATCTAACCCCGACAAGAAATGAAAGCAGCAATTTTAAAAAACGGAGTCTTTGGCGTTATTGAAGCGCCTGAGAAAATAGATCATGATCCTAGATTTATAGGACTTAAAAAGCAATACGAAGAAGACCTTGCTAGGGCAATAGGCGAAACGTTTGTGCCGTTCGAAGATCAAACCGCATGGAATTTCTTTACCGTATCAGAAGACTTAGAACCAATCGAAGGCAAGCTCTACCCAATACCAGATGGCTGGGAGGTGGAGATTAAAGAAGTACTTTCTTCCGGATGGGTTCCAAGCTACAATGATCCTGACAACATTGGATGCGCTGAGAATGCTGAAATTATAACCGTTGCCATCCTCAAGAAGAAAGAGGAAGTGAAGGAGGAGACGCAGGAGGAGCTTTGGAAGGATATTGAAAATGGTATCATAATTTACCATAACCAGTTTCCACAAGTTAGAGAAGAAGTTAAAAGTCAATTCACTATAACCAGAAACAAATGACAATTATAGAATATTACCTTTTGTTTTGCATTCTGAATAGTAGTTTTTGTCTTTTTATCATTATCCAATTATTTCCTCCCCAAGAAGAAGACACCAAGCAAAAGAAGGAATAAAGCTACAGCCCATCCGAAACAGCCTTCTTAACATCAAATTCAAGATCTGCCAGATAATTTTCTGTGGTGTTCATGCTCGTGTGTCCCAACGCCTTTTGAATAAACTCCTTTGGAGCGCCATTTCTTAAAGCCACGGTAGCAAACGTATGTCTGGCATGGTAGGTCGTTAACTTAAAGGGAAAATTCAGGTTCTTTGATATGATCTCCAGCTCCTCATTTGTCTTTTTAATCCACTCTTTTTTCTTCTCCAATTTATCCTGGGCACTCATATTGTGAGTGTAGATCGGGAAGACAAAAGCATGAGGTGATAGATCATGCACGCCTCTGCGTAAAATGATTTCCCGTATCTCCTTTCTCAAAGGGATTTCAATGATCTCGCTGTCGGTCTTCTGCCGGTAAAACAAGATAGACCTTTCTGTAATGTGTTTCCTTTGAATCTTAGCGATGTCAGCAAAGTTCATGCCGTTACAGAAGTAACTGAAGACAAAGTAATCCCACGCCTCCTGTTCTTTATCTGAGTTCGGGGAATAAACCAGCAATTGATTTTTCTGCTCGGTACTCAAAGCTTTCTTAACGTTCTTCCCTTTCTTAATTTTATACCCTTGATCCCCGAAGGGGTAGAACTCGGAGGACACTAGGCGCATTTTAATCGCTCTATTGAAAACTTTACGCAAAGGCCGCAGGTAGAAACCTATGGTAGATTTGCTCCTTGGGTAGGAGTTTCCATCCTTATCTTTCTTCATCGATGGAGCCTTTTCAAATCTTCTGAGCCACTCAGAAGTTATCTCCTGGAAGGTGAGGTTCTCTCCCCCGAATTCCAATATCGCTTTCTTAGAGTCATTAAAATTAGCCTTGTAGCTTACGCGTTGCTCGGAGTCAAGTTCCTGAATGATCAGGTCGTAAACATGCGATACGTTTTTTGAAGGATCTCCTCCGTTCCAAAGCCGGTCAAATATCTCTGGGGTCAGAATTTCATTAGAATCTATGATGGAGTCGGCCTTGGATTACAATCAAATCTTTCATTACCAACTGTCGCTTGATCCGCCACCGCCAAAATCACCACCACCGCCAAAATCTTCTGAACTAATGCCCGAATCGGAAGACGAGTCTATGATGGGAGAATCTTGTTGTGAAGACGTATCATCATATTTGTATTCAGTAATCGATTCTGATTGGGTCGATGTGTCTTTATTACAAGAATGAATCTTATAATAAAACCATGAATCGAATTCTTTTTTGCAAAATTCACATGTATATTTCATAGTAGCGGGGACAAGACTCGAACTTGTGACCTTTGGGATATGAACCCAACGAGCTGACCAACTGCTCCACCCCGCGATGTTAAAACCAAAGGAACCCAGAGAGGGCAGGATTCGATACCTGCATTTCTGGCCACGCTAAGGGCTGTTACTTCCCAGCATCGACCGGCCTTTGAACCTTACTTAGTCGATTCGTAAGTCGTCTATCTTCCGCCACCTCTCTAGGATTCCAATTGTGGAGTGTATCGGAATCGAACCGATAATAAAGAAGCTTGCTTCTTTCGTGGTCTATTTATAAAATCATGTTTGCAACCAATAATTTTATTTTAACTACTGCCCTGATGCAATTAACATCGAGAAGCCTTTGCCAATAAAGGCTAACACCCCAATAATTTTTAAAGAACGTTTCGTGGAGAAGGCTGGACTCGAACCAACAACCTTCCGGGAAAACACCCCAGCGCTCTACCCAGTTGAGCTACTTCCCCAAATCTCCGGACTCAGGCGTTCACGAGCGCCTGTTTAGGTTGTGATCCTTAATCCGGAGAATATCTTCAATGAACGTTTTACTGCAAACGAATCGCCCCTATCAACTCCTCTACATCTTCCGCTAATCCAAATCGGATCAGTAAATTATCTCCCCCATGCACATAGTGTCCATAATATTCGTTGGCGTGGATTTCGACAATACCGTTTACTGCCAGGCTCCGCTCGTGAACCAGGCTAAGTCCCTGTTTATTACAAATAGGGCAAACCGCATTGTCATGTAACTTTTCCACTTTTTTTTCATTGAGTTTAAAAAAGGCGGCCACCCTAAAAGCCGCCATTTTTTTTCCAAACCTATAAACGCATGATAATAAAGAACGCATTAGAGTGTCAAATCATGGATCAAAAGTAAAATAATTTTTCTTTCATGCAAATACTTTGGTTAATTATTTTTACATTTGAAGCACAATGGAAATTCAATTCATCACCACCGGAGTCACGCGCTGGGTATTGCTTATAGGCAAATGGGCTATCAAGTTTCCCAACCCTTGTGCGTGGAAACACTTTCTTCTCGGGCTTGTCGGGAACATGGAAGAGTCTTTGACGTGGAAGTGCGCAAATGTTAAAGGAAGTGCCTTGTATGAAGTGAGGACGTCCCTGTGCCCTGTGCTTTGGTGTTCGTGGGGAGGATGGATTTTGATCATGAGGCGCGCGCAGCCGGTTGATTACATCGTTTTTTTACACAATTGGATTTCTGAAAATCCCATCAGAAATCACTTCTCAGATTTGAAACGAGAGAACATTGGATTTTTAGATAACAAAATTGTTTTAATCGATTACGCTAGTAAAAAATGACTTGGCCTGATCAATCATACTCAACTCTTAAATGTCTGCATTGTGGTGCTTCGATAGGCATCCATCAAGGTAGTTGGTCACAAGCGGAGTCTGTGATGTTTAAGCACATCTGCGGCCAACCAGAAAGGGAAGTAAGATTGGAGATAGTGAAGCGTGAGTTCCTTCGATTAAAGGAATTAAACCCTTCGATGGAATTCAATGAGCAAATGGAGGAGTACAAGAAACTTTTAACCAAATACGATTTATGATAGAAGTATTCAGAAAAAAACCAACAAAAGTCCTTGCAATTCAATATACAGGATTGAATCGTGAGGAAATAATTAAATGGACTGAACTTGATTTGCGGACTGAGCTTGAATCAGAAACCGCTTATCTGGCTGGGCAAGGTGCACCAATTTTCAGTTTGGTTATTCCTACTAACGAAGGAGACATGAAAGTAATGCCTGGTGATTGGGTTATCGAAGAACCATTTCCAACTCAAGATCGACAGTTCTATCCCTGCAAGAAAGAAATTTTTGAAAAAACTTACGAAAAAATCTAACCCGCGGGATGCCGGCTAAAGCAAACGACAAAGACATGGACGAAGAATTAAAGAAAGACCCTGAAAAAACACCAACTACCAAATTGAATTTTGGTCAGGCTGTGCAAGCAATGAAGAACGGCAAAATGCTTCAACGCGCAGGATGGAACGGAAAAGGATTATTTGTATTCATGCAAGTGCCCTCCGAGATAAAATTGGAGATCGTTCCAAAAATGCAAAGCCTTCCTGACTCAGTGAAGAATGAGTTTTTGAGAAGATTTGAAGTTGGTGAACAAGTGAAAGAAAGCAATGTCTCAGCAACCTCCTTGCCTATTGATCCAATTTTTTACAACACGATCAGGTACAACAATCAATTTGCCATCGTGTATCCTAACAATGACATTTTCGGCTGGACTCCATCACCGAGCGATGCCGCTGCCGAGGATTGGATGATCCTCGAATAAACGATTTTAACGCCTCTCTGTTTGCATTCCACAGTTCCCCCGGTATGGGGATCGGCAAGTAAGAAGAAGGCCAGCCAGCGTGATGTTCAAAACGAGGTAACGGAGAGGTACCATTCGGTGTGTAAAAACTCCCTTGTAATGGCTGGTTATTACTGGCAGCCTGGAAAGACAGGCACTTTTTTAACCCTATTTAACATGCAAATCAAAGGCATCGTAAAACAAGTCCTCCCGATTGTAACCGGTCAGGGCAAAAATGGCCAATGGAGTAAGCTCGACTTTATTCTTGAAACGCCTGGCCAATATCCTAAAAACGTCTGCATCTCCCTTTGGGGACAGGATCTAATCGACAAGTACGATCTTGAGCCAGGAATAACTTTAACGGCACATATCAGTCTTGAAAGCCGGGAGTACAATGGCCGCTGGTACACTCAGGTCAACGCCTTCAAAATAGAATGGGATCAGCAGCAGGCACGCAAATGGCAGCCGGGAAATCAGCAAACTCCTGAACAGCCATCTACTTCAAAAGATGACTTGCCTTTTTGATGCCAAAGAAGGTAACGATAGAAGAGAAATTGTTCCTGATGAAAGTTCTTTTGAACTCCAGTAACAAATGCACTATCCTCAGCGAAAGGGATAAAACTGTGCTTAGGTCTATAAGGAAAGATGTTGTAAAAAAGTCCAAATGATCTGCCTACACTGCGGTGCCGAAATAATCTTTGAGAAAACTACCGAATCTCTGGTAGATAAAAAGTTTGAAATCAAAGGGAATGAGCAAGGTATACTTTGCTTCTGCAGCAGCGATAAGATAGCTTTTATCAAAAAGGAGTTAACGGAGGAGGAGATTAAGCGGAATATTCGGGGATCGAACCCGACTGAATTTCTCGCGTGACAGGCGAGTGCCCACACCCTGCAGGCCCATATTCCATGAGTTGGTAAACAGGGTCGAACTGTTCTCTGTGATTTTGCAGACCACACGGCTCCCGGAACCAATACCAACGGTTAAGATCAGACGCTCTGACATTGAGCTACATCCGTTCACTTGTACTTCGGAACATATTTGGAGTTTTACTTAGGCTGTTGACATTTTACTGTCTTTGCTCCGCTATTTCATAAAACTTAATCCAAGTGGATGACATGAATCCAACATGCAACCTCCTGATCTTAGAGCGATACTTCGGGATCGAACCGAATCTTTTCAAGTTTGGAAGACTTGTGCACCACCTCTTATGCGTGTATCGCTTTTTTGTGCCCCGAGATGGATTCAAACCACCGGCCTTCTTCTTGTAAGGAAGTTGCTCTAAATCAGGCTGAGCTATCGAGGCATTGTGGGCAGACGTGGTAACGATCCACGATTTCCAGATTTTCAGTCTGGCACATACACCATGTTTGTTATCTGCCCTGGTAGCGGGGAAGGGAATCGAACCCTCACGCATGGGTTATGAGCCCATTGATCTACCGTTAATCTACCCCACAGTTCTGATGGATGGAATTGAACCATCTGCCACGGACTTATCAGATCCGCTCTCTACCGATGAGCTACATCAGAATATTGTCTTGCCGGTTGGTACTGATCCAACGTCCCCCAGATTAAAAGTCTGGTGCTCCACCATTAAGCTACGACAAGTTATGCCGTAGCTTTTCTTATCACTTTCCATAGTTGGCCCTGACAGTACCGATCTGTCGTCCGCCTCGTTATGAGCGAGGTGCGCCACCATTGCGCCAAGGGCCGATGAACTCCCGGTGGGACTCCAACCCACACTCGTTTCTTTAGAAGAGAAATGCTTTTGCATTTAAGCTACGGGAGCTTGGTTACAAAATATTTCATCTTCGCCTTTTCATGATCCGGAAGACGGGTTCGAACCGACAACCTTCTGTTTACAAAACAGTAGCTCTTCCACATGAGCTTTTCCGGAATGTTGACAGACTATTTTGAAGCCCTTTAATTTATCCACGGTGGCTTAACTAGCGGTATTACTGGGATTACTCGATATTCCAGATATCATGTCTACTCCCATCTGTCAGCGCTACGTATCCGTTTGCACATCGACTTGGGATCGAACCAAGCGCAACTGGTTTTGGAGACCTGTTCGCCACCATTGGCATTCCGATGTGAGGGATGGGAGAATTTTGAAATCTCGACCTGAGGTTTAACAAACCCCTGCTCTTCCTCTGAGCTACCAACCCTTAAAAAAGATGTCTCCCTACGTGGAAGCAAATGAGCATTCAAACATCTTTGGTGGACACGCCTGGGCTTCGAACCCAGTTGATCCTGTTTGCAAAACAGGTGCATAGCCAATTCTGCCAGCGGCCCATAAAACACAAAGCCCCGATCTTACTTGACCGGGGCATTTCTTTTTTTATTCGAAAGTGTATGTCAGCACCCGGTCATAACAATGCGATCTTTACCGCAATTTCTTGCTGTAAATCCAATCATCACTATCGTAAACCAAGTTTTCAAAATCATTTTTATTTTAGTGTTCCGAACGGGACTCGAACCCGCACATTACTAGAGTGAAAGTCTAGCGCCTTACCAATTTGGCTACCGGAACATTTTGTTCCTCAGCTTCCTCAATATTTGCGCTTTCTTTAATCATGACGCAAAGTAATGTAAAATTTTTATACAAAACAAACGTGGGATGGAGAAGACTCGAACTTCATGAGGTTTTGTTTTACAGACAATCCTACAAGCCCCGTGTATCATCCCAAAAGCGGAGAATATAGGAATCGAACCCTGTCGCTCATCACGACCGCTACGGTTTTCAAGACCGCTTGCCCCCATGGACGCTATTCTCCATAAAGCAGAGAGTTCTGGCCCTGATCCAGAATCCTTTCGGATCGCGCAGCTTAGCAGGCTGGCCGTACCCGGGTACGTTAACTCTCTATGTGCGCAAAAATGGATTCGAACCATTACTTAATAGTTTTTGAAACTATTGCCTCTGCCGATTGGGCTATTTGCGCATTGTCGGGATGGCAAGATTCGAACTTGCAACATTCAGATTTTAAGTCTGACGTGTCTGCCGATTGCACCACACCCCGATAGTACACGCGGAGGGATTCGAACCCACACTGCCCAGATCCTAAATCTGGCGCCTCCTGCCAATTGGGCTACGCGTGCATAAAAAAAGCCTCCCATTTCTGAGAGGCTTTCGCTAATTTCTTTTTTGAAAAGTTTAGACAATATCCTCTCGGTTATTCATCGAATAACTTAATGAGAGCGACAATAGTCCTTTCTTGTTCATGGATGCAAAGTTAATAATAATCTGTATTCCCGCAAGGACTCGAACCTTGATATTCTGAGTTCGTAGCTCAGTGCCCTTCCATTAGACCACGGGAACATTTGGGTGAAGTGAGAGTTTCGATCTCTCTTTTCCTCTTTCACAGAGAGGCGACTTAGCCATTAGTCGAAAATCACCATATAAGTTACCGTAGAAGGTATCGAACCTCCACTCCGAGAATCAAAGTCTCGTGTACTACCTTTATACGATACGGCAGTCGGGCATGCTGGATTTCAACCAACGATCTCTTCATTCCAAGTGAAGCGAGGACTGCGGACTCCTCCAATGCCCGAAAAATAAAAAAGCCCTCCGAGTTTACGGAAGGCTTCAATTTCTTTGAAAAAATTCAGACGCTATTCTCCCGTATCACGAAGTGATTGTTGGAAGGGTCGCTGATGTTTGAATGATTTCATGATGCAAAGTAATATTATTTTACAATGAAAAACAAAAAGCCTCAGTAAAATTACCGAGGCTTCTTAAATCACCTTAAAGTCTTCTGTTAATTACAACTCAATCGCCTGATGTCGGGCAAAAGGTGATTACCGGTTTTTGATTGGCCGGGCGGATCAAAGTAATTCGAAGTTAAAATTTCACTATTAAAGTCTTTTGTGATCTCCGCAGGCGGCCGAAGTTTGGTAACCTCGTAACCTTCTGCTTCTCCCACGAATTTGGTATCCTGTAAAGGAACTACAAATTCATAGCTGGGGGTGATCACCACGTCAGAGGCGGAAAACTCCGCGGACGGGATAGTGAATGAAACTTCGTACTTCAACCCATCATGATCCGCTGGCATTGCAGCCGCGGTGCCGATTACTCCCACTGTGAGAGCTAAGATCGACAAGAGGATGAAACGTTTCATAGTCAAATGTAAATTCTTTTTACTTACCAATCAAGTTACTGAGCACTTGATTCACCTTCTGTTGAAGAACCATGATCACCTTGATCAGTATTGCCTTGCTCCGTTGGAGGCGCTGGGTCTTTTGCTACATTTACAAACTCGTCTTTTGTAGCAAATACGTTGCTTTCCAGCTTCTTCACGCGGTCAAACAATTCCAGGATGTCCGAATCCTGTTTATTGTCTCTTTGAATTTTGTCAATTTCTTCTTGGGTCATGGCCTGATAATTTTGGTTAAATTGTTGTGGTTAAAAATAGAAATCAAATGTAGCACCTGCGGTTCAAAAGTCAAATGTTTTTACTTGTTTATTTAATCGGATTGTTTCAATCTCCTAATCCTCTCCGACTTCTTATGCCTCTTATCATTCTGCCTCCTGTTGGGAGAGGTCATCCAATCTTGAATGTCTTCGCTGAAGACAAAGGCGTAATCTCTGTCTCTTGAGGCATTGGATTCCTTGGTAAGGTTGTTGACCTTTATCGTGCCTTTGAGTTTTGTCATTTGCTTTATTTTTTAAACCCCAAAAAACCCTTACAGCCCCACTCTACTTTCTCCACTTCGATCATTGATCGAATATCATCTATAAGGTTTCGTATCCGTCGAGATCCCCTTCTCGCCCAGCACATCGGAATTGATTATTTTGTTCACGTAGATCATCTGAAATTCTTTACCTCCTTGGTCCAAACTTCAAAAATCCCCATCTCGCTCCTCCAGATAACCCTCTCACCCACTTCTGGCTTCTTACTCTTGGCCGTACTGTAAGGCACACCCAACTCATCGGCCAGCCCTTTCATGGTCTTCATCATCACCTCCTCTTGTCCGCCTGGAAAAATGTTCTTCCCGTACCAGAAAATCACGTTTTTACTCATAAAAGGCTAACTGAATTGTATTTTACTGGGGCATAGGTACAACATTTGTCCTTTTATGTCAAATTATTCCACATAAAAATGTAAAAGTTTTTCACGTGAAACATCCATCGTTGATTGGTATGGCCTTAAAACACCCCTGGTAATGCGGCCATTTGACGGCCATTCAGCGCCCAGAACTTTACCTGCCTCTGGCACACCTGAATTAATCTCTCGTGTAATGGCTTAAAATGAGGTCGTTTATTGAAATCACCTCTACAGAAAGCTGAATGCCATTAAATCAGCGTAAATTCAAACTATAGCCTGTTTTTTACATTTGAATGAATAAGCTTAAATGATGGAAATTTGGAGGGAAACGTGAAGGTGGGGTATCTGTATAAATACCCGGGGTCGCCCGCTGGCAGGAAAATCGATTTCAAAAACCCCCCTGGCTTGCAATTTCACATGTTTTTCGACTAATTTTGTCAACCAGAGATTTCAGCCAGTGAAACCAAACAATCTTCTTTTCAGCCGGTCAAAACCTTTTGTTTATAAGTTCAGGTTTCGAAATAAGATTTGGCAGATGGTGAAAATCAGGCTGGAAATGAGGTTTAGAAGAATATTTGGTTTGATCTTCAACGCTGTATGTGTTATCAAAACATGGGCAAACATGCGAAATTCAAACAGAATAAAAGTTTTACCTGTGTTGAGGTTGTATAATTTTTAATTATGTTAAATACTTTTCGAAAAGTAGATTATTCTGCGTTTGAAGTGATTGACCAAATATTCTGAATCTAAAAATTATCCGTGTGTAAACGTTTATAAACGGTTTCAAACTTGAAGCAAAACCCTCAAATTCCACTAAAAAACCCTTTTTTCATCGATGCCGATAAGGGTATGAGTGTATTAAGCGGCATATCCTGGCGGTTTTTTCAATTGGATTATGTGATTAGAAAGAGTAAGAAGCGATTTCCCACGCTTCGTAAGAGGAAGTTTTATATTTTGCTAGAATTATGGGGAATTGAGCAGAGTAAGGGATATTTTACGCCACAGGATTTGAGTTATAGTTTAGGTTGGGGAGATTGGGGGCGAAGGATAATGCCTTATTGGGACAAATTGATAAGAGAGAATTGGTTTTGTGAGGTAGATAATAGCAAACGTGTTCCCGCCCCTCCGGGGACGACCGCTCATCAGCATAGGAAAGCAAGGGTGACACCGTTTTTTTTGACTGTTGGGCTTACGTTGTTGGAGAGTATGGAGAATTTCAAGTTTCTGGGGCCTGTTACGTTGTTGTTTGATGGGGGATTAGTGAAGGCCTGCCGGCTGGACTGTGGGTGGAGTGTTCGGACTGCCGCTGCGCGGCTGGAATGGTCTGAGTGTTCTTTAACACAGGTTGAGCGGGGATTACAACCTATCTCCTGGGAGAAAAATAAGAAGATAATCGAGGTTTTTTATCATAAGATCCACCCGAGATACTGGACAGAAGAGGTAAAACAGATGGTTAAAGACGGTGTTTTGCCCTGGCCGCACTTCGAATATCAGCAAGAGACCAATTGGTGGCCTTCAAAGACGACAAAGACAGAGTTCGAACGCATCGACCGACCGAGGATAGATGCCTGGGTAGCCAGAAAGGAGAAGAAAGACCAGGAAACTAAGGAGGAGCTGCAGGCGATCAAAGACCAGCAGAAGGGGAAGTTCAAAAGGCAGGACTTTTTTGACGATAGTTTGGGGGAGATGTGAAATAAAAAAAGGGCTTTGTTAGAGCCCTTTTGGTTTTTGGTTCGGCCCCTCGCGAAGCGGTTACTTTCCTATCAGTTTTTTAACCTCGTCCACCTTTGAAACAGGTATTCGCATTACCTTGGTTTTCTCGCCAGGTGGGCGGCCCGCGCCTTCCCTGGGGCCGCCCCGGTTGGATTTCTTTTTTTTCATGGCTCGTCAGTTAACCTTTTTCTCATTGAAGCGAACAATTTTTACGCATTCTGGCACATATCCACCGCAAAAATTTATTACTCCTTCACTGTCGCGCCATTGTGCCGAAAATACTTTGTTTCGGTCGTTTATGTGAGCTTCATCTATTAAAACCACATCCTTGTATTGCTTACGCATGTGTTCTAAAAGCCCATCGTAAAAGGCTTTTGTTTTTGGGTTGTCTAAATACACGTCTTTTATTTCCATGGCTTTTACTTTTTGAATTGACAGATAAACACCGGTAAAATGATTAGCACCAGCTCCTTTTTCTCTCCGTCCTCTTGCTGGGCGTCTAAGAAGTGATCGGCTATGAACTGCTCCGCCTGGCCTTCGCTTTCAAAGAACGAATCAACTTCTCCGAATTGGTTTACTTCGAAAGGGCGTAAGATGCCGTTGGTGGCGGGGGTCATGATCTGGTAATACTTGATGGGCTTTCTCATGGCTTATCCTTCGTTATATGCTTTGCGTTCCAGTGCCGATAAGGCACCTAACAAATTCTCAATCGAGCATTCTTCAATGGGAGTCGTTTTATCTACTCCAAATTGATCCGTTCCGAAAAGATAAATCTGGTCTTCATTAATTGATATTCCTTCGATTTCCACATTCTCAGCCTCATTCGAGGCGAAGGACTCATTAAACATGAAATCCCCAGACTTAGAGTGTCTGAAAAACGATTTGATAGAATCAACTACTTGGCCCTGAAGTTCATTTAATGCTTCTTCAAGTTCTTTGGCGTGCTTAATTGTTTTCATGCGTTTTGTGTTTGAATTATGATTCAAATATAATAGCCTCGTTTGATTTACGCAACACTTTTCAAACATTTTTTTACATTTATCCGGTTTTCTATTTAGATTCATTCCAAATTCAACATTTTTTACATTTTTTAGTCAAATTATTTGGCTTGAATAGTAAAATCATTTTACCTTAGTGTCATCATTTAAAACAGTCACAAAAATGAAAAATTTCAAAAAAGAATGGAATCGCGAAGATTTCACCAAAGCACAAAAAGCCATAACAAAATATTTCAAAGGCAAGGTTTTAATAAACCACAGAAACGAAAAAGTTTTGATGCCTTCAGCTTTTAGAGGTATTGAAAGTGTTATTGGCCTTCCTTACACTTCATCGAGTTCATACGCTATGCAAAGTATGGATTGTAATGTTCATTTGAATGCGCCTGAATTTCCAGGCTATCACTATGATCATGCGGCAATTTCAGAAGATGATCGCGTTGTCTTAATTCTCCAAGACAAAAACGAAAATCAAGAGTTTATACAAATTTAAAATTCCTTAAACAGTCAAAGAAATTATGGGCTTAGGTTTTTCCGTGACTGTTTAAACCTGTAAGGGAGTCGGGTTGACCTAGTTGGCCCGCTCCCTTTAAAAAAATAAGTCACAAAATTCTAATCACTTAAACCACATGAAAACAGTCATCGAAAAACTTACCAACCGTGAAGCGCAGCTAGGCTATGTTATTGCGGTTATTGATCTGGTGTTAATTTTTGTTTTAATCTAACCTTCTCCCGCTTCGCGGGGATTTGAAAAAAATTATGGAATTAGAAAAATTATCGTTAACGATTTTACTAAGCAAGATCGGAAACACAACGCGATTGACAATAACGCCTTTTTTCTGGGTGATTCTTTTTTCTCTTCGTAGAGAATATACGGGAATGTCAGGCAATCATATTACCATTCGAAAGGTAATGCAATCACCTACCAGCATTGATTTTAAAAGCATTCAAGTACCACGAAAGTATTTAAGGAAGTATGTTTTTAGCTGGCTTTGTTTCGATCTGGAATTCCATCGCTGGAAGCTCACGGAAGCAGGAAATATTTTTCCCTCAAACTACGATTACACAAAAGTAAGCACCGAAACAGAGTACGAGAATTTTTATAAGCTGGAACAAACCGGGTTTTTCTATGAATGACCAAACCCAAGCCATCCAAGATTTACTTGACGCCTGCGAAGCCTCTTTTTCTTTATCTAAAGACCGTAGGAAAAGAAAATAGCTTCTTAGGCATCCAAGTAAAAATCGCATGGGAAAACGGGGTTAAAATCCTCGGGCAGGAAGGGGCGAGTGCGCAAATTTTAGAGGAAAAGATAAAGGTAAAAAATGGATAAACTTGTTTTCATCGGCCCTGATGTTTGGAGCCCTGAATTACTGGCAAGTGGTAACCCGCTTCCAGTTTTAGGAGAGATTTATCATTTCGATGGTGTCGATCCTCACGAGTATGTGACGGGCCAAAAATTCATTTACCTACGTGAATTCGAATATGTCAATCCAATTAATGGAGTACGAATTGCATTTGATGAAGAGCGATTCCGCCCGATAGACACCAGCTTTGGAGAAATGATTTGCGAGGAGATAGAGAAAGAAGTAGTTGAACTTATAAATCACGATTTATGAAAACATTTTTTATTGCACTTGCAAAATTTGTAGGGCTTATTGTTTTATTTCTTGCCAGCACACTAACACTTGCAGGAGCCTTGAGTGGGGAAATTTGGGCGCACCAACTCCCACATTAAAACCACCATTTGAAATGAAAGAAGTTTGGGAAGAATTAAGACTTTACATCGCTGAGAAGTTGCTTTCATGGGCTTTCTCAATAGCGCCAGAAAAAGCAAAAATATTGAAGGGTACTATACTTCAGTATTTCCAAGCAACTTGTAAAAATGAAAAACCATGAGCAACCTCAAATCCATAAACCTCTCCGATACCTCTTTCTTCACCCTTTGGGTGTTCAACCACCAGGCGAACATAAAGAAAGTAATGAAGGACTACGACCTTGACCCTGAGAACATGCAGCAGTTCATGGACATCTCTATTTATATATACGAGAACGATCCTGAATCAGTGGAAGATAATCACAACTAACGATGTTAATGATGCTATTAATTCATGTAGTCGTTTTCCTAATCTTTGTTCAGTTGGGAAAATATTTGTATCACAAATACCTTGAAAGATGATTGGTAACTATAAAAAAGCTGGGTACAACTCAGTGCTTGTCTTAATCGAAGGATCTATTTTCAACGAAGACACAGGTGTACAGGGGCTCAATGGGCTCACCATTCAAGCAGACACCAGCTATCAGCCTGAAAAACGTTTGAAGTGCCATGGGAAGGTAATTAAATTACCGGTGGACCTGTCAAACGTCCCTATCAGCCAGGCTTCCAGCGGCTTCCCGGTCTATGGTGCTTCCAGGGACTTAAATAACGAAGATGAAGAGATTTCAACTTCCCTGTATTCCACCGGTGGAAATTTTGAATTCAAATTCATGTCCGACATTCCGCAGGAGATTCAAGAGGGGGATAAAATATACTTCCGCTGGCGGGTTCTTATGAGCATGGGAAACAAAGTGGCCGAAAGCAAGGGCTCACCGAAACAATGGATTTTCAAAGTTCCTTACGATCAGATTATCTGCGCAGTGAGGGAAGGTAAGATAATCCCCATCGGATCAAATGTCTTGATTGATCCCATTTTCGAAAGCTGGGATGAGATACTAAGACCTACGTACTACCCGTACAAAAACAGTTTGGGCGAACCCATTGAAAGACCAAAAAGCGAATGGCTGCAAATTAAAGTAGCGCCTGGCCATAAGGAGAGAGTAGGTAAAGTAGCGCACATCGGAAGCCCTTTAAAAGGCGATAGACGATACATGAAAGCCGGAGATCATGTATTGTACAAACCTAAACTTCGAAACATGGTGGAGATTGAAGGAGGTAAGTATTTTGTTCTCAGGCAAGATCAGATTTTGACGTTTGAAACCGTTACTTCAAAATAATTTATGAGCAAAGTATTAACATTCAGCCGCTACTATCCTTCCTATCATCCGAAGAAAGGGCAGCCTACTTATTTTGTAGATAAGATTTGGAAAGGATTGTATGAGATAAATAATGGTGACGTTCGTAGCAATATGAAAAACGTTCATCAGTTTGATTCAAAATATCACACTATCCGCGCAGGCCACCGATTCAAGACAGGTGATTGGTTCAGTCCTCGCGTGTGGTCTGGGAGGCCTTACAAATCTAAACAGATCATCATTGCCCCTGACATTCAGGTAAAAAAGACTTGGGATTTTGATATTGAAGGATCGGATATTTTCTTAGATGGCCGCTATGATTTCACTGCACAGGGATGGAGTCTTGATGAAGTATCAAAAAATGACGGTCTTAATCGATCTGATTTTCTTGATTGGTTCAAATTCACGAAACAAAATTTTCACGGCCAAATCATTTGCTGGAACGAAAACATTAACTACTAAATGAAAGACCTCGAACAACAACCCACACCAATCGAAATACGAGAGGTAGAGGAACAAAGAAAAGATTTTGTCTTAATCGGCCAACTTGTTTCAAAACCCGGATTGATCCTATGGGAATTTGACCCCGTGACTAAAATCCTGAAAGAAGCGGAGATCAAAGAAAATCAGCTTCAGATAGACAAAAGCTCGAAAGGTCATTTCTTCCAAAGTCGTGGAGACAAAGACAAATTGTATTTCAACGAAAACGTTTCACATGAAGCCACGGTGTATAAGCGAGTGAACTACCGAAAGGGCTGTGTGTACTTTCAGGCCATCAATGAGAAAAATGCCAGGAGGAAATTAGATGCAATGTTGAAAGCCTGATGAAAACCATTTTGAAAATATTGCTAATTCCTGTTTTCGTTATCTTGCTATTCCTATTCAGGTATAATGAGACGCTGGCGAAGTACTACGATAAATTAATTTTAAAGTCGGATTAAACCCCCTTCTTAATCTTATTGTACCTGTATCCACCTCCTGACCACTGAGAAGTAGATTTACTTTGGTTTGCCATCTTCGTAAAGTTCTTTGTTTCCTTTTTGCTATCCAGCCATTTTACGTGAGTCCTGCTTGAACTGATGTCCCTGCGGGCAGCCACCTTGGATTTCATCGGGGACACTTTTACGTAAGGTTTCTTAGTGGTAGTGGTCTGTGCGATGCCGCTGATCTCAACTTCCTTCTTCTCCGGATCCTGTTTCTCGGTCTTCACACGTCCATAATATTCTTTGCCTCCATGGCTGGTTTTAGCCGGAGGAGTGTAGCCGCCTTTTACTTTCTTTTCGTCTTCATCGTTAAGGATACCGAGCTTGGATTTGTTTTCCATGCTCTCTTGCTCGTCCATTCTCTTCTGGGTCTTAGCCGGATTTTCTTTCATCATCGATGACATGTGCATCGTGGTCTTACGGTCGTTGATTTTGTTTCCCTGCATGTCACCAGGTACAAAAGTCTTCTTCTCTCCCCCGGTGCCCGGCTTGTCTACCGTAATCTTATACTTGGGTGCTGGCTTCGCTTCTGTGGTGGTTACCGTCCCGCTTTCTACCTCCGTACCCCTGCCGCTGGCAGTGTAACTTTTACCTCCGGCCGTGACCGTAGTCGGGGCATTTGACTTTTTCTTGAACTTGTATTCCTTGCCCTCACCGATCGCCTGCTGCATGGCCTGGGCTTGTCTTTGATCTTTGGCCTTCCTGGAAAGAAGGTTGATTCTCGCGTATGGTCTCGGGTTTTCTGCCATAAAAGTCAAATTTTGCTTCGAAAATAGTAAAATATTTTTACATTTGTTATTTAGAATGATTCTAAATTAATGAAATTTCATAAGCAAGAGCATTTGGTGGTAAGAAATTCGGATGGCGACCTGATTCAACATGGCAGTTGCTACCCCACTGTTTTGGCTTGTTTGCTTGATTTGGAGCTTCATGAAGTGCCTTATTTTCACCTGTTGTATTGGACAAAGGAAAACAATAGAAACCTCTCAAAATACTTTGAAAATCGATATTTAAACGGTCAAAAAATATCAGATTTTACTGGTGAGGAATACCAAAAAGACAATTTTCACAGCGCCACATCGATGACAATGAATTTATGGTCACTGGTTTTTGAGTACTGGCTTGCGTCTGTCGGATACAAAGAAAAATACATTGAGGATATTGATCAATGGCTCAAAGAAAATCCTAATACTCCCTACTTAGCCCAAGGAAAATCAAGTCGTGGAGTAGATCACATTGTGATATACATGAATGGTAAACTTTATCACGATCCCCATCCCAGCGATGAAGGACTGATTGAGTTAAGGCCTGAAAATGCTTTCAAAATTCTTGAAAAAATATGATCGCCAGAAACCAGAATATCCTAGTAAAACCTTTCCCGCCCGAAGAATCCAAGAACGTAATCATACCCCCGCTTTTCTTAAAGAAAGGCCAGACCGTCCACCGTGGGGTAGTTGAATGCTCGGATGGCAAAATCCCTATGGGGACCACCATTGTATTCCAGAAGTATGCCGGAGATCAAATCCAATTCAACGGCCAATCCTATGTAATCATCAAGCCAGCTTCAATAATCGCCATCGAATGAATATCATCCGTTTTCAAAAGCTGAAGTTCAAAATCTACGATTTCCCCCCGGAAGATGACGTGCTGGAGAAATTCCCTGAATTGGCCAAATACGAGGTAATAAAGAAACTGCGCGCGCCAAAAAAGAACCTTCTCATCCGATACATTATTTTCCTCTACGATCCCGGAAGTGATTTAATACGTGAGGTCTCGGACTTGTCTTCTCGCAAGAAGCACGCGGCCGACCTGGCAGGATATCAGGATTCCGACAACCTGCGGGCGCTCTTTGACTGCACGGATGAAGCGCTTTTGACGCTTTTGGACTGCTTTTTCAAGGAAATATACCACAATCGCAAGTACCGCGAGTGGCAGACCCTCACCCAAGAGTTGGATGAATACACACGCCTGCGCTGGGAGCAAATCGATGGTAAAACCGGAAAGAAACGCAAAACCGTCACGACCGATGATGAAGGCAAGAAGAAGGTAGACTACGATGACATTCCGGAAGACATCGACAAGTACAAGGCCGCCACGGAGAAAACCAAGTTACGCGAGCAATGCGACAAGATTCACGCGAGCCTTGACGCCCTGGAGAGGGAAATATTTGGCGACCACGAGGATGTGAAGACCGTGGCGCTCAAAACGCGCTACATGACCCCGGAAAACTTTGCTGGCATAATCAAATACGCTTAAATGTACGGCCTTCACACACCCATCCCTGACGGCAGTATTCACCGCATTCTGTGGGATGATGAGGTCATTGAAATAAACTTACCCCCCGTGGGGTTTACCATCGACCGCATACCCGATCCGGATAGCGGCCGGGCCAGCCATCAAATTGTTCCATGCGAAATCCTGTTTTCGGACCTTCCGATCGAAGATCAGAAGTGGAAAAGGAGCGAGCTGCCAAAAGACTGGAAACTCTGGCGCAGGGATGAAAAGGAAAACCAAAGACAGGACTCCAATTACGTCAACCCCAATGCTGATCGGTTCCGTCAGCAGGAGTGGATACGGAAAATCAATGGCGTGTGGATATGCCTCGGAAACCGCGAGGGACGTCCTACGGAATACATTTACCTAACTGGCCAGGCCTACGATTACTTCAATTGGTGGAAGCAGGAATTCGGATATCCGAGGTTCCGGCCTTCGCTCATGAAGGAATTCTACTGCATTCAATTTTGCAAGGATCACCCGCTTTTACATGGATTGGTTGAAAGTACCAACCGCAGGCGCGGGAAGACCGCGATTTCCATGCACAACCTTTGGTATGGCACTTCCTGGAAGAAAAACAGGAAGGGAGGCATGCAAGCGCAGAAAATCAAAGACGCGAAAGATAAATTCATCGAATCGTTTGTCTACGGTTTCAAACACCAGCCGGACTTCTTCCGCCCCGTGTGGGATTACCGCTCTGGTGTAAAGACCGGCATAAGGTTTAATTCTCCAATGATCCGAACCAAGGAAGGGGTGGAAATCTGGGAAGAGGACCAGATGGATAATGAACTGAATTCCATGGTAGACTTCAGAGAAACCATTTCCACCGCCTACGATGGTTATAAACTCCATGAGTACAGCATGGAAGAACCTGGTAAGTGGGAGAATGAAGACGTATACAAAACCTTAAACGTAATCATTCCCTCCACGCGCGAGGGCTTTGAAAAAATAGGATTCATCTACGCCCCTACCACCATCGAAGAACTGAATGCCGGTGGCGCAAACTTCATCCAGATGTTTGAAGACAGCAAGCCTTCTTTGATGAAGAAAAATAAGAACGGGAAAACCACCTCCGGGCTTTTAGGGCTTTTCATTCCAGCCGTGGAAGGGATTGTCTTTGACGAATACGGCCGCGCGGTAATTGAAGATCCTAAACCTGACCAGATCGTAATAGATGAAGAGGGGAAGAGAATTTATAAAGGGGCGATGACCCAGATAAAGGAAGAGCGCGAGCCCAAGAAAGGAAATGTGCAGCAGTTCACGGAAGTGGTAAGAAAATATCCTCTCAGTTGGTCCGAGGCGAAGATGATGGACACCAAGGAAAGCCCTTTCAATGTCATGATCCTTCAAAATCGGTTAGATGAATTGGATAAGCTAAACCGCGATTTATTCATCAAAGGCAATTTTGAGTGGAAAGACAAGAAAGACGGTGACGTAATTTTTGTCCGCGATGACTTAAATGGAAGATTTAACCTTCACTACTGGCCGGACGCTGAAGGTGAATACGTAGATGGAGACAAGAGGATAACCAACCGTGTAGGCAGCGAGGTCTTTGACGGCAAGAAAATATGGATGCCTCGTAACAATCGGATGTTCCGCATGGGCTCCGACCCTATCCGATGGACAAAAACAGACGACCCGCGAGCATCAAAAGCCAGCCTTTACGTCTGGCGCATGTACGATCCTTCGGTGGATATGGGCAAAAAACAGTCTGAATGGAAGTCCCATAATTTCATTTGTGAATACCTCTTCCGGCCCAATGAATTCGAGATTTTTGGCGAGGACACAATCAAGTGCATGAGGTACTTTGGATGCTCTATACAACCGGAGGATAACGTAAACAACTTGCGCCAATACCTGGAACAGCGGGGATATGGAAACTTCGTGCTATTTAAAGGTGACTATGATCCTACGGTAATCTCCCAGGGAGAGAATGACGCATGGAAAAGCCTCACAGCAGTCGAGCAAAATGTAAGTGCCGGTGTGCAGTGGCTTGTCAGCTTCTTTGAAAACCACGGAAGACGCGTGGTGTTCCCCAATTTATTGAAGCAAGCTATTGGATTTTCAATTAAAGAGAGAACAAAGTACGATGCCGTCATGGGAGCGCTATGGACGGGCATCGCCACCATGGCGACCGTCACTGACATCAGCGAGGAAACGGTATTTGACTTGGAAGAGATATTCCCCACTTACAACCAAGAGGGAGAGCGAAGCCGATATAATTAAATTTTTTAACCTACATGTGATATGACAGGGCAAGCCAGCGAACAAGTATTAAAAGACAAATCCAACGACTACGGATTCCCGTCTCATTTTTTACCGCTCGAAAAAAAGAACAAGACGTGGCACCTTCAATACATGAAGGCCTTCCACCGGGAATTTACCAGCGGCAACGCCATGATCCTACGATGGGCATACCAGGATTACCAGAAGTGGCGACTGTACGCCAGGGGTAAGCAGCCGATCGATCAATACAAGGAACTTCTCGGGGTGGTGAAAAGACACGGCAAAAAAGATCAGTCGTGGAGAAACCTGGATTGGAATATTTTACCGGTGTTTCCAAGGTTTAAGACCGTGATCAAAAATAGGTTATTGAAGATTCCAAAAGACATTATTCTGACGGCCATCGACCAGGTGAGTTCCACAAAGGAGCGCAAAAGGAAGTCGGAGATCATGGAGTACATCACCAATAAAGAGTTTCTTAACTCCCTCCCTCCCATTGACGGCCACAGTGTACAATCTCCATTTGAACCAGGGGAGGTAATACCTCACAATTCAAATGAAGTAGACCTCTATGTGGATATGTACCCGAAAAACAAGTACATCATGCACATGAAAGACCAGATTGAATTATCCTTTCTTTTATCCGACTGGAAAGAACTGGAAGTTCAATTGATGGATGACATTATTGACCTTGGTCTGGCGGCCACCAGGACGTTTATGGATAACCTGGGCCGAATCAGGATAAAGAAGAGAAACCCCGAGCAGACAATTACCAACACTTGTACGAAGGTCGATTTCTCGGACATGATACGCGTGGGGGAATATACGATCATTACTATCTCGGAATTGCGTCAGTCGGTTCCAAAGAACACTTTCTCCACCCAGGATTACGCGAACATCGCCAATGCCGCGACTAAAAAGAACTACTATACAGCGATGGGTGCCGACAGTTATTTCCTCACCCACAACAGGTATCCTTGGGATCATGAAAGGATAACTGTGCTTGAAGCTGAGTTTTTCAGCGCCTCGGATGTAGCCTACGTGGTTGCGCCAAACAAGAAGGGAAAGAAGACTGTAACCAAAAAGGACAATCCTTACTGGCTCGATAAACAAGGAATTGGCGATGAGCAATACCTGGAATATTACAAGAAGAAAGGAGAAGATCGCGAGCTGATAAGAGATACCGTTAACATGGTGCATCAGGCTTATTGGATTGTGGACACCAACTACATCTATAACTACGGGCCGCAGCATGACATGATCCGAAGCGTGAGAAGTTTATTTGACTGCGAGCTGGGAACAGCGATGTACACCTTGGACTTCGATTCTATTGTAAGACAGTGCGAGCCAATTTTGGATAACATTCAAATCAACTGGTTAAATTACCAACATGCGCTGGCGCAGATTAAGCCCAGCGGATTGGCGATCGAGCGAAGAGCTTTGCAGGCAGTGACGGTCGGCAATAAGAAACTGAGCATTCAGGACATCATACAGATGTATGCTGAAACCGGATCGATGATCTACGTGGGAACTGATCAAAACGGAAGACCCTACCCTTTCAAGCCGCTGGAAAAGATCATGGGAGACACGCCAGAGGCAGCCCAGGGATTCTTGAATTTAATAGTGCAGCAGATTGACCTCCTGCGATCGATCTTGGGATTAAATGAGATTACAGATAGTAGCACACCTGACCCGAAGACAGGAAAATCTCTTGCGCAAATGGTGGAGGGAAATACCAATAACGCGCTTGGAAACATCTGGCACGCTTACATAAACCTCTATGAGAAAACCGCGAGGAAAGTGTGTCTATTAGTGCCCGATGCTCAGACGTTGGGAAGAAATCCCGGAGTAGAGGAAGCCCTGGGAGATCGCAGGGACATGGTGGTAAATAAAGACATGAATCTCCTGGATTTTGGCATTAAGGTAGATGCCGGCATTGATACCGAAATGCGCCAGCGGTTATTCCAGCACTTGAATGCCAACTTGAAAGCCTCCGGAGGTGTGTTGCAGCCGCAAGATGCGTTCCTGATTGAAAACGAAAACAATTTGCAGCGGGCTTATTTGCTTTTAGAACAGAAGATCCGTCAGCGCCAGAACGAACAGCAGCAGGCAGAAATCCAGAAGATGAATGCCCAGGCTCAGGGGAATGTTCAAGCGGCACAACAAGCAGAGGAAGAAAAACGGAAAACCATGCAGCTTGATCTTGAAGTTTATCGCGAGAAATCAATGATAGACCTTGAAAAAGAAACTACAATTCTCCGGGAGAAAGCTCAACTGGATTACATCTTGCAGAAGACAATTAAAGGGATGGATTTAACCGCAAAAGAAGCTGAATTAATGGCCAACCTGAACGAAGCCGAGTTAAAGGGTCACATTGATCTGTTAAAGACCAAAATGCTTACCGAGGCCAAAAACAAGGTACAAGTACGATCGTAATTTTTTAACTTCCGCCCTGATGGCCAATTTTTTTCGGGCGGAAGTTTTTTTACTTGAATAATTTCAGCGTTGTTGGGCATGGTAATTCAATTCCTCGCAGGGCATATTTTACCCTTATCTTTACATAGGCCTCTTTCAGTTCTCCATCATCCATCATGTCCTCGCGTTTCTTTTGTTTGCCAGTTTTCCTCCTGGCATATTGTCCTTTGGGCATTTTAATCCAAGGTAAAAGCAATCTCGCTTTCGCGCATGACAATGAACTTGATGTCCTTGTATTCCAGTTCGGTGCCTGCGTGGCGGCCAAACAACACGTGCTCCCCGACCTGGTATTGAACGGGAACTTCCGTTTCCTCAAAGGCAGGATCAAGTTTCTTTCGCACTTCAATCAGGTGGTTGTAAATCAATTGATCGATTAGTTTCCCGGTTCCTACCGCCACAATCCATCCTGTCTCTGGCCTTTCTTTTGCCGTGTCAGGGATGAACAGCCCTGATTTTGTCATTTGCTCCGGGGTGTCTGGAATGATGGCCACGCGGTCTGTATTGGGCTTTATTCCTGCTTCTTTCAATTTGTCGATAATTTGTTGTACGTGTTCAGGGATCATAGTGGTTATGTATTTAAAAATGAATTGTGTTTTATTATTTTTATTTTGCCCCCATATCCACATCATGAATCCACTGATCATCTCCTGTAATTGGGTTGTCGCGTGGGTCTTCTGGGACTTCATGGCCTGGGCATCCTCCGCCAAATGGATCAAAGCCAACGCACTTATTCGATGCCGGTATTAGTTTATGTCCTTTAGCTTGAAGTATTGCAATTTCAGCGCGAGCCTGTTTGTCAGTCATCGGCTTACCGTTATCATCTTCCATGAAATTAATTTTCTTACCTAAGTGATTACGAAGCAGTCCTTCGATACTTACTGACATGTGTCTGATCTTTTTCATAGTTTTATTTGTCCTGATTTAATTAATTTCTCTACCATCTTATTCGCATCCTCCTGACTTTCGGCATAGACGCTCTCAATTTTTCCGATGACGTTTCCGGCTTCATCTTCGACAACCACATCCCAATTTTTTCTCTTTGATTGGAAAAGGACTGCCTCCCGAGCAAACTCTCCTGAACTGTCTTTTTTAGGCTCCTTGAAACCATTGTATTTCATCCAATACTCCAAGCCATTGAAATCAGATTCTTTGGTTTTAACAGGAAGTAAATTTTGATCTTCCTTTGGCGTCTTTTCGGCCATTAATTTGTTTTCAAGCGCCTCGTACTTTTCATCCAGGTACTTCCGCATCCATTGGAAGATGACGTGAACATCTAACCGAAGCAGCTTTTCGTCATACTTGCCAATAAGACCCCTTTTAAAGCAAATCACGAAATCAGCCAGATTTTCGTTTTTAAATTCGTTTATAAGCGCGTTGGCTATGAACGGTATTTGGTTAGGCTGAAGGTTCAATCGGCTGTCTCCGTTAAACATAGAGGCCAATTTGTTCAATTCTATCGCTATGAATGCTTCAATGTTCTTTTCAGGCACATGTTTCTTCATTTCCGATATGGGAGACAGTTCTAAGGCCTCTACAATCGTGCTCGGAAGCATTGCGCTAACCTCCGCCATTTTGCTTGAGCACATCAGCGTAATGATCGATCGTTGACTGAGCGAGGCTGATTGAGTGTTGTTGCTTTTGATTAATCCCTGTTGCATTTGGCTTGAAATTATACCTTGATTCGTTCCTTTTCCATGTGGCAAGACGTCTCTTTACGTTGAAAACCTTTTGCATTTCAAATCGCATCTTCCGGCCCCCTTCATTGTGCTCTGTCCAGTAGTAAAAAAAGTCATTCAATGTGTCTCTTCCGAAGTCTTTAAGAAATGGCGCTAGCTTCTCTTTAAAGTCATTTGCCCTCTGTTCGATAGTTTTTTCCATGTTTAAACTTTTTCAATTAGACATACGACTTCTTCTCCTTGGATTTACTATCTTTGCTTGTCATGAGCAAATCAAGTGTCCAATAGAGGAAGCCCAGTATTTAACCAGTATTGGGCTTCTTAGCTTTTAATCACCCGCCCTTGTCAATTCCTACTTTTAAAGGAGTGTTAATAACCCGCAGCGGAGGTGTTCTTATTTCAGCCTTTCGGCAATCCAATTGACTGGGTTCGTGAAGTCGTAACACTACCCAGATTCCACCTAATCAAAAACTAGGACTTTCTTTTTATCGATCACTGGTTATCGAAGGGCTTAGTAAGTTTTGCAGAACCCTTATTTTAAAATTCAAAAAATCAATTTTCCTTTTTTACCTTTCTACTTTCCAACTTTTCCTTCATCTTCTGCACCTTAGCTATCCACAATTCCATTCGGTTGTATCCCAAATTTGGGGATGTCAGCATCTCGCGCTGGCGGTGCTTTATCATGTTTTCCATCAATCTTTCTCTTTTGGTCATCGCCTGCTCATCAATACCGCTCCTGCGACAGCCAGAAGAATAAATAACACCCCGGCAAGGCCCGTCATGTCCTCGTAGAACGCTAGTCTTACAGCCAGGAGCATAACACAAACTACCCCTATCATGGCGAAAAAGCACAGGATGAAGATGTCGAGGAAGTCACTTTTAAAGTGCTTCTGTTCCTCCTCAGTTTCCATCTCGTACCTGGCCTTTTTTATCTTTGATAGCTTGATCATCAAATAAATTGGTTTATCCTGTTTATAACCTCCTGCTTTGAGCGCATTTGCTTCAAAGCCTCGGCTATTATTGCCTGATCCACATCGGAGTTCGTGAACGTCCTTCCTTTCTTTGTCGCCTGCCGGATGTACTGCACCGGGTTCTTCTTGTCGGTCGCGAACTTCTGAGAAAGTTTTTTCATAAACCCATAAGGAATGTACTTCTTGCACTCCTGGAATTTCATCTCGTATTCTTCGTTGACGCTCATATTTTCATCCACACGGAGGCATTCGCACTGTGGGCAAGTGGATTACTCACCTTTTGAAAGCCTACATTCTTAATCTTTTTTTCCTTCGCCAGTCGTATCATAATAGCTCCCCACACTCTGTTGCTCTTCGGAGCTGTAAGTCCAAAGGCCTCTGCCGTTTGTCTCAACTGCTCTCCCATGAATCTTTCTTGGGCATCAAGTCTTTCCAGGAAAGCCAGAGAATAGGCATAAGCCTGCTCCATCCAGTCTTTTCCAGCGCTGTCAACGGCCTTCGCCATCCCGCGCTTCTTGAGTTCTTTGCCGGTGAAAAGATTCATTTGGCTCATGCAGCTTTTCTTATTAGAAGCTTGCTGTAGCCTTCAATTACACTTGTAAGAAAATCCTGATCTTGTTTTGGAATCTCAAACTTGAAAACATTGAGATCCTTGTAAGAAGAGTCGTTTGGCAACCAAGGCAATTCGCTGTCATCGGAACTTATCACCCAATAATATTTCCGTTGTTCAATCAAGTCATCAACCCCTGACGCCACTTCACGGATTTTCTCCAAATCTTTTTTGTACGGGCAGTAGATGATGGGTTCGAAAAACTTAATGTCATATCCGTTAAGATTTAACAACACGGAATTTGAGATGTGCTGCCAATAATCTTCAGGGTACTCTTCTTTGTATTTTTGAATCCCTTGATTCAGGACCTTTATTTTATCGCAGAAGACCTCTATCGTAGGACACTTGATGTCTGAGGTAGTGTCGTCTTTTACCGCGTCCGGGCATCCCGTCCAAGGCAATGAGGGATGGTAAAACCTTTTCTTTGCAAAATACCTGTAAGAGGTGTCCAATATCTGGAACACATGTTTCTCGCATAAATTCCCCCAGGAAGTTGTTCTGGCCTCATGCTCGACAGATATAGCCCTGCCCAACTCACGCTCGTAGTTCACTTGCTTCAGGTATTTTAAACCAGGGGCACCAAGGCCTTTACCGCTACGGTCTTTGCTGAGTAGCTTCCATATATTACTGGAAGAAAAGGTTCCTGCTCTCGACTGATCCATAGGTTTACAGATTTTCAGCTTTGTCCACCAATTGTTTTGCTATTTCAAACAAAGAACTCTGAACCCACTTACAAACTTCGTTTGAAGAACTGTGGGTCAATGCCGGATACTTGATGTCATTGGTGATCGATGCCGCAAGTTCGTTCAGTTTTTGCTTATCGGGCTTCAATTGCTCCTTTCTTTCGGCTTCGATCTTAGCCAGACGCTCGCGTTCAATCTTCTCTTCCTCCTTTCTTTTCAACCGAGCCTCTTCTTCTGCCTTGGCTTTCTCAGCGGCTATTCTCTCGTTCTCCTGTCTCTTCAATTCAGCTTCGCGGGCCTTTAATTCACTTGCTATTCGAGCATTCTCCTCTCTGATCTTCCTCTGCTCTTCTTCAAACTCGCGTTGCTTCCGGTCGTTCTCTGCCTGAATTTTCCTCTGCTCTTCCTCCTGTTGTTTTCTGATTTGCTCACGTTCTTCAGCAAGTGCCTTTTCTTTCTCCTCATGCTCCTTGCGCAATCGCTCAATTTCAATACGCTCGGCTTTCAACCGCTCTTCTTCCTGCCTCCTGGCTTCCTCTTCCTCAGCTTTCTTGGCGGCAATTTTCTTCTGCTCCTCTTCGTAATCGGCTTTGACATTTGACAACATAATTTCAAACTCCTGATCATCGATCTTTGAAATCATGCTGTAGTCAACGGCATAATTGTATTGATTGAGTGCATCGATTCTTGCCTGAATCCTGCGGTTCTCAGCCTCCTCCTTCTCTTTTTTGATGCGTTCCTTTTCTTCATTGACTTTTTGTGTCATTGAAAGAAACTTATCTTCCAAGGGTTTGATGATAGAAACCAATGAGCGCTCCTTCTCAATCACCGCCTTCTGAAACGCAATGGCCTTCTCTCTTGTGTTGTAGCCGTCTTTTTCAAGTTGCACGCGCTCTTGCTTGAGTCTTTTTCTTGCATCGTCAACTTTTTTGAATCCTTCCTTGTCATCAACGCCATCGATGGAAAGTCCACTGTATTCTTCCACCAGCGATCGAAGCAACGGCTCCTTGTCGGTGATGATGGACAGGCTTAAAGGACTTTCGGCTGGCAACTGTAGTTGTTCCATAGAGTTATTTGCTGATAAGCAGGTTTTTGAGTTTCACATAGCTCTCTTGTTCCTTGTCGCGGATGATGCGGGTAGCGTCATCAAACTCTTTCTTTGTGAGTTCCGCGGCTTTGTCATCGAAAAGCTGCTGCAGTTCTTCGACCGTTACCGGATCAGGCAGTTTATTATCTTCATAACTGACATCAAGCGTGTCGCTTTCTTTGTCGTAGTTCTTGATCACGGCCTGGTCTACCACCATCGCCCTTTGCATTTCAACTGACAGCGGACCATTTTTTGACAAATTGAGTTTTGTCACGGTTTTTAAAGCCATGGAATCAAAATCAGTAGTCCACTTCGAGGATTCTTTTACCCACTGGGTTTTCGACTTGAAGGTCTGAGAATATTTCAAGGCATGTTCCGTCACTTTCTGTTTACTCATGTAGAACGTGCTTTTGTATCCTGAAATGAGTTCGAAATACGCGACATACCCAATCACCGTATCGCTCTCTTTTTTAGTCCAATCAAATTCAAATCCCTGCAAAGGATCTTCCTTCACCAATTGTCCTTCATAGACAATGGCATCGGTGATTATCTTATACTGGCCGCTGCGGATTGCGAGCTGCTTAAAGCCCTTGGCTGAAATCTGGAATTGAGCCTCCACCTTTTCGTTTGGTGTTCCCGCCTTAGATTTAAAAGGGATGATGAAGGCATGTCCGAGGTTTTGATTAATGGGCAAATCCAAGGTGGCTGCCATCAGAGCCGCGGTGTATATACTTTCCGGAGTGGCATTCTTTAAATCGTTACTGGTGTTGCAGACCGATAATACCGAGGCGATAAATGCCGTTCCGCGGGCACCAAGTATTTCAGTGAACTTTGCTTTAATCTGATCACCGTTTAAAAACGAAGAAAGAGATTTTATGCCTGTTTCCGGCTTGGCTACCGATTGGGATGATGTTGTTGCTACTGATTGTTCCATGATTACCTTATTTTACTTTTTTACTTTATTTTTCAAAATTGGAAGAGGCAGGCGGACAAAGACAGCCACTACGAAGCTCCGTCCGCCCTGGGTGGTTGTGGCCTCAATTCCAATAAATGTTTTCAAATTCCTTCACTCCTTCTTTCGATTTTATCGATTCAATGATGTCGTATTTCAATTGGTCAAAAACACCTTCCGGCAACTCCACGATCTTAACTCGGCAATTCACTGCATCAGGGCCATGGACTTCAATCACGTACTCTACTTTACAACTAGCTCTTTCTCCTTCGTGATCCCAGATTTCAGCATCCATGCAATCCGAGTAAATCTTTGGCGGTGGTAGATTTTCCCACGCTCCCTGATAATACCTAGCTGTTACCATCTTGCACTGAAATCAAAGTTCCCTTGTTGTAATTTACTCTTCTGGTGTTTCCACGTTTTGTTAAAACCAGCCACACCTTGTTTCTGTCATTCAAGATGTTTCCGCAGGCTTGCACGGTTTCTTTGGTGTTGATAAACACCATGTCCTTTTTTAAGTCTTGAGCTTTAACAAGTGCCATATCTCTTATTTGTAAAGGGATTTTAAACTCTTCTGCAATTCCTTCGGAAGGCTTTTGAACTTCACGTTTTTGGAAAAACGCAGATACAGGCAAAGGGAACCAATCACCTCTGTCTGCTTATTATTCAGATCAATTAACTTCTTAACACTGATGTGTTTTGTCGCTGATGGCCTGATGGGCATTTCAGCGGTAAATGAAAATTTTGCGGTGGGTTCGATGACTGTTTTCATGCGAGGGCTGGTTTATGATTCGGAATTTGTTTGGTTTTTGTGTTGCGCTAGGGCATTTCTTACCAAATTGAGAGTGGCATCCTCAATAGTATTATGCCCAATCATCACTGTATCGCGATACTTTTTGATCTCGGCATGTAAACTTTTTGGCACTTTCCGCAAATTGATCTTGATAAATAACTTGCGTGTTCTTGGCTTTTCATTAATTTTATCGCTCATTTTGTTTCTGATTTGAGTCTATATTGGTTCAATCGCGATACGAAGTAATGATAATTATTACTAAAAAACAAGCATTTAGGTAAATAATTTTTATGCGCCTCAATATCAAAGAATTAAGAACTCAATTTGGCTTATCTCAGCAAGAACTTTCGGAGCAAACTGGTATTCCCAGGGATCGAATTGCAGGATGGGAAAGGTTTGGATCACAGCCTAAAGTCAAAGACCATGATATACTTATAAAGTTTTTTGAAGACCTGAAAACAAATCCAAAATCAAACGATGTGCCAGTTTGGATTCGAAAAAACAGGACTAAGCATAATTTTACTCAAGAAGATTTAGCTAAGCGATTACAAATAACAAGAGACACAATAGCTCGGTGGGAGCGCGGATTTACAACTCCTAATAAAATGGAAATCAAATCTTTAGAAGCTCTTTTTAATGATCAAGAACCACAAAATCAAAACACAAATATGGATTTAAACATAAAAGAATATCGAATTGAGTTTGGATTAAGCCAGCGACAGGTTTCGGAAGCAACCGGAATAAAGTCGCACTTGATAAATGCGTGGGAACAGGGCCGCGGGAATCCAGACTATAAAGAATATCAGATTTTAAAGACTTATTTCGAAGGACTTCCAAAAAATGAAAAATCCGATGCAGAGTGGCTACGTTATAATAGAAAGAAATTTGGCTTTACTCAGGAAGAGCTTGCTGATAATCTGCAAGTAACAAGAGCTACAATTGTGAACTGGGAGAAAGGAAAGACCACTCCTAACAAAATGGAAAAATTGTCTCTACAGAAACTTTTTCAAGAAAATAAGGATGAATTGAAAAAAGATTTATCAAAAGGTATTGACACGAATGAACAAACTGATACCTTTGACCATGTAAATCGATTACTCGCCAAGGAGAATGAGACGTTGAAAGACGAAAATAAAAGACTGGTTGAGAACATCAATATACACAAAGACCTCGTTGAGCTACTAAAACAAAGAGTCAGGGCCCTTGAAAAAATCTGTGAAGAACATCGAATTGCATATCAATAAAGAGACTTCTCTTGCAGAGAAATTGCGCGAAATCGCAGTCAGCCCCGATCAACTGCTTTCTTTCCTTGAAGAAAATACGGAGGCCAACCGCGAGGTGCTAAAACTACGCAAGGACTCGATGGACCCAACAGAATTTTATCTGAAGAAAATTCAATTGAACGAAATTGACATCCTCATCATTAACCTTAAAAAAGAAAAAATTTACAATGGAAACATTTAACCACAAGGCAGGCGGCCACATCAGCCGCGAACAAGCGGTAAAAATGACTCAGGACTTCCGCGCGAAACACCCTGACTTCATCCACGGCTACTATTTCGGAGCCGAACACTATAAGAAACTTCTCGCCATCCCCGGCTGCACCGGCATCAGAACCTATCACGGGTTAGATGAACATGGAAAGCACGTGCACATCCTGGCGGCCACTGACGCCAACGGACAAACGATCTTCACCGCTGAGGACGGCACCTCTACCCTTGTGGAACAAGGCCAGCCATGCCCTCCGCACTGTGACACGCTATGAGCGTACAGCTTGTAACAATCCTAGCCTATAGCATTCTCCTGCCTTTACTGGCATCAATAATTTATTACACCAGGCTGTCGCAGTCTTTAAAGCCGATAGCCTGGCTTTTTTTTGCCGGATTTGTCAGTGAAGTTTTGTCTACACTCTTTCGAATCTTATTTCACCACAATCTGGTGATACTCAATTCCTACATTATCTTCGAATCGATCATCCTACTGCGGTTTATTCAGTCTTTTATTTGGTTTCGGGTGAGGCTATTCAAGATCCTAATTGCCAGCGTAGGCATCTTTGAGATATTCAGTAATCCCCATTCGTACAATCATTTTCCCATTTTATTGGAGGGAGCTTTGTTAATTACATTCATTCTGCTAATTTTCTACCAGATTAGTGACGGGGCCGATATTCACAGAATAGAATTTTATTTTCTCGGTTTGATTCTTGCCTATTTCTCGGTTAACATGGTGTACTTCACGGGACGAGGATTTATGGCAGATCAGTACCTTGAAATTTTAGATAACGTACACATCATATTCAACTCAATTTTTAATTTATGTAGCGCGTTCTTAATATGGAAATCCTGTCGATCAAATTCGTTGTTGTTGGGCTAATCTTGTTTATTATTTTCTTGGTTTGCTTTGTCATGTTTCTCACTATCAGATTTGGCCGTAAGGCAAAAAAAAATTCAAAGATGTTTCGAGTTCTTGAGAAGCACGCGGAAAGCCAGGATAAACTTATTTCTTTAATGAAAAGCTCGATCAATCATCAACTATGAAATACATTTTTATGCTGTTCGTGCTGGTTGGATTACTGGCATGTGGCAAATCGGAATCACCGAAGTACAACGATATCGCAGGTCATTGGTATGGGAAGTCCGCGACATTCGAACTGGATTTCAATATTACAAAAACCTCCACCGGGGGATTTGAATTGAGTAGCGGAACTTTTGCAATTTCAGGAACGAAGTATACGGTTAATGCAGCGCAGATTCTTGGTGCAAATTCAACGATTGATTTAAGCAATAAAATTAATGAGCAGTACAATACTTGGATGTATTTCATAAATGCCAAAGATGTAAACACCGCACTAATGCAATTATCAGTGATATGTTTTATCTCATCGGATTATTCAAAAATGTCATGTAGTTATCAAAAATATTGGTCTGGTGGTTTTAACACTGCAAACCCATTCACCGAATTTTCCGAGACCATTACAATCACCAGAAAATAACTTAATCCTGCCCAAAGACTTTTCTAAACACAATTGGGTTTTTCACCTTGTGAATTTTTGCCTTTGCCTCGCGTGGATCGACCCCAAGTTTTACCGCGGAACGGTATAATTGCAAAGCCTCCTCTGCAATGTTTTCCAGCGTCTCGTCTCTTTTACGAAGGGCTTCCACAATTTCTTTATCGGTAGAGGCCTTGCTTCTTTTTATCCTATTGAATTCCTTTTCCGCCTGGTCTACCGCGTCTTTAAGGGCATAGGCCTGAAATAACAGCGCTTGATTTACGTCCTTCACTTCTGCCCGCTGGCCGGTGAATAGCGAAACAAGCTCCTTGCCTACCTCATATTTCTTTCCGTAGCGGTCTGTCTGGCCTTTGATGGCTTTGGTTAAATTCTCCAAGGATTTAACGGTCCCGATTTGAGTGATGCCCTCCACGTGGTGGAAAATGTCATAGGCCTGATCACCGGCACTGGAATATTTATTGTAAACCTGGTCACCATTTTTCTTCTGGTTTCTCATGACATCCTCATAGGCGGTCAAAACCATTTCCTCCGAAAGGAACGGCTGCAGGACTTCGACTGCGCTGTTAAATGCCGCCTCCGGCACGTTATCGGCATTCAGCAAAGCATAGAACGGCTTCTTTAGATAACTGTGAGGATCAGAGGCTCCGATGTCCCAGATTGTAACTTTATCTTTTTCGTGGTTGAGATAAATGAATTCATTGTCCTTCTGCCATGGGGCCAGAAAGCGCCTAAGTGACTTGTCATCATCATCGCCCAATCCAAGGAATGCACGGCTGGCGATGGAAGCCGCTGTAGGAACCAATAGCGAGGCCATAATACCAGCCATCCGCTGGGCTCCGATCGACCTTGTGGCTTCATTTTGAAGCTCTGCCTTAGCCAGGCCAATGGTATTGTAAGTGGTTCTTATTACCTCGGCAGGGAAAGACACGAAAGATCCTACGAATGGATTGACACGAAGGGCTTTAACGATCTTCGGGACCAGGCTATACGTGGGGTATGTCATCCTGACGATTTCCGCTGCCTTCTCTTTCACCTGGTCTTCTGACCACTCAGGATACGCCTTTTTGTAGCGTGCCAGCTCGTTTTCAAAAGCGAAAATCTTATACAGATCATCTTCAAACTGGTAAAGATTCTTCGAGGTATCAAGTATCCCGTTTGTGGCTTTCTTTAACCGTGATTCGCTGATCTGTTGGAAGAAATCTTTTCCGTCACGAACGTCATTTAAAATAGCTCGTAATTCACCGCCCGCTGCGCTGTCCTGGACAATCCCCAGACGGGTGTATTCCATGAATTTTTCCCTGATAGAAGAGTCCTTTGAATAGACATTAGCCCACGCGGTTTGAAGGGATTTGCCAAACTTATCAGCCCTGTAATGGCCATTCATGACCACAAAGCCAAGGTTTCCAAGGAAGTTCCTGGCATGGGTCATCACCGAGAAAACGGTCTTTCCGGCCTTTATGTATCCAAAAAACCTAAGAGTATACTGCAGCCACGCGGGATTAGGCTCTATGGAATTGAATTCATTGAAGGCCTCAGCGATGTCTTTTGTAGTGTAAAGTCCATTCAGCGGGGCCATGGTCTTGGATCCTTCGGCAGCGATCGGCACCGCGTATTTCCCCACCGGTTTATCAAATAAGAAGTTGTTCATCCCGGCTTTCCGGATGTCCTGCAGAAAGTGATGCTTACTGATAAGGCTTGCCATTTTGGTCACCGACCGCGCGTAATTCAATAGCGGATCGCCATATTCACCCATCAAGGCCCGTATTTCCGGAGCTATGTCGCCTCTTTTCTTTAAAATCGATAGATCCTTACTGCCAAGTTTTGAGCCCTTCATGACCGCCATGGGTGCCTCCGGAGAGTAAAGAAGGAAGTTGATTAACCCCTGAATCTCTTGGTCGCTATATCCCTCATACTTGTCTCTCAAAAAGGCCATAGCCTTATTTTTAACCTCCTCCGGCACGAATTCTGCCCAGAATGGGTCATCGTACTTGCGGTAGCTCCTGGTAAGATATGTTCCAAGGTTTTCCGTGAACTTTGCAGTCAAATCTCCGGCCACCACGCCTTCGTTAATAAAGCGCTTGGTCAAGTTATCAATCTGGTCGCGCATGTCTCTGATCAGCGCATCGGTCTTCGGAGGAATTGGGTTAAGTGGCGTTTTGCCGGCCAAAGCAGAATTCAAGTCCGTCACCTGCCCATCGGTGATCTTCCCGTACTCTTCCCCGATAGCCCGTTTTAAATCAGAAATGGTGAACTTAATTTGCGTCTCATATTTGCTTATTTCTGCCTTAGTCTGATTCCAGCGGTTAAATACCGTCTGTGGCAAAAATCCCCTGGAAGTAAATTGCTTGGTGAAGAACCTGGATATCTTATCGCCAAGATCGGTATCAAACAAAAAGGCACCAGGACCTTTAAGGCCGTTGCCGACTATTCCAATAGGATTCTTACGTCCTGCGTTGTATTTAGTTATTTCGTCAACGGAGTCAACTTTTCCCTTTACGGCACTTGATTTAAGAACCGTGTACTTGGTTTTGCCCGACTGAATTTTGATTTTGTCGCTTTCGACAGATATCACCTTTCCTTGCTTGGCGTCACCCAGCCAATCAAACGACACGTCATCGCCTTCCTTGATATCAGTGGTCTCATTGTAGGTCGTGGGCGTGGATTTAACTACCTTCTTCCCGCGCTTGTTTTTTGATACCTCCGCCTCGGGATGAGATTGTTTTACTTTTTCCGTCCCATTGCTGACCACTTCGCCATTTGTTTCGCTCCGTGGGCTTTCCTCCCCGCTGAGGCCATTATCGCGTCCGCTGACTTCTTGCTCAGTCCCTCCTTCTTCTGAATTTGTTCCGAGCCCTTCTTGAAGCGGTAGCCGCTCCCTAGTTTTTTGTTCATCTTGTTGTTGGTTAAAGGTTGATAATTCAGGGACAAGACCGTCATGAAGCATGGCGGCAAACTCCTCATGCTTATACTCCTTCCCTTGATATTCAATTACGCAGGCCATTTAGAATAATTTTTTTTCCAACAGGAGCATATTGAATTTATTGTCCTCTACTCCTTCCAGGAGATTTAACATATCGCTGTACTGAGCCACGCTTTCTTTTTGAGTGGTTCGAAAGAATTGGAGAAGGTCAAACACGCAGTAGTCTCCGGTCTTGGCGACTTTTGTTGAATCCTCTTCGTACTCGGTGTACAGATCGTATTCTATTTTGTACGCCTGCTGAATTAAATCAAGAAGACTTTTGAATTCCGTCTTTGGTTTATCCAATGCCGGAAGCTGAGGAACGACATTCCAATCCACCAGAAAGTCTTCCAGTTTTTTGGCGTGAGTCAATTCGTCTTCGCTTTCTTTGAAAAAGTATTCAGCGGCTACAAAGTAGCCAACGTTTTTGCACCAGTTGGAGGCCGCGCGATAGAAGTAATGTGCCGTGTGTTCATCCTTCAAGCGAGGAAGAAGAATGGCTACAATTTCCTTTGGTAACTGATTTGGTTTCATGGTTTTTTACGGGCAATCGCCTTTACGTTTGATAATTCCTTTTTCTTCCAGGTGCTTATATATCTCCGGAAGTTTGTTGTATATCTTTTGAACCGATGGGTGATCTTTCAAAAACTCCTGAATTTGTTTCTTGATTTTTGTTTTCTTCCCCCGGCTTTCAGCGGCATTCATCGATTCGTGCATGTCAAATGCCTGTTTGAAAACATCCGTGGATTTTGAAATATCTTTTGACTCAGTTAATTGAGCGGGTTCTGTCGTATCAGGTACAGGTTCAATTTTATTTTCTCGTACTGGTTCTTTACCTGTTGATTCTTTGGGTTCTTCTTTAAGCTGTTGAACAGGCTCACGAACTGCCTGCGTAGCTGATTCTCTGTCATACTCCGTCTTATTGGTATATCTTACCCTCACTTTTACTTTATCCGCGCCTTTCAAAATCTGATCCGCAATCCTATGATGCCCATCGCTGACAAAGTATTTATCTTTCACTTTGATCATGCTCGGATTTTCATCACCAGGCGTAGGCACATAGTTTTTACTAATGGCATCCTGAGTAGGAACAATTTTGTTTACATCAATTTCCTTTTCAACAAATGGCGACAGGTAATCAGGAGATGGCTTTTCCTTCTTCGATAATTTGAATACTTCATTTACCGGAATTTTCATCTTCGATCGAAGAGACTTAATCTCCTTCTCAAGATCGGTCACCTCCTTTGGTTTTTCACCTTTCGCATTTTTGTAAAAGTCTTTCAGCTTAGTTTCAATCGATGCAATTTTATTTGCCGTTTCATCATCGACAGGAATGCCTACTTTTTTCTCCTGATCTGACTGTAAATTACTTTCGCTGGCGTTTTGTGATGGCTGTTCAAGGGCTCCATTGTTTTTCCCTTCGCCTTCTGTTTTGACCTGATCCAATTGTAGATTTTTGCTGCCTTGGTTTTGGCCGCTTTCAGACTCATTCCCTCCTTGAGGTTTTGATTCCTGATCTGTTCGTACACTTGTGGCATTGTCTTTATTTTTTGTTTGCAGATAATCAAGCAACATCTTCTTGGTGTCCGATCTTTCTTCGGTGCTCATGTTCTGCATGGCACCCATGACACCTGGCATCACAAACCCCACGATGAATCCCGCGCCAGCTCCTTCGAGCATCCCTTCTTTCAGATCACGTTTGGGATCATACGTTCCTTGCGCAACTTTATTGGTTAGGTACTGCTGCACCGCCTCCTGCGTTCCTTCTTCAAGACTCTGGGCTGTACCTTGCTTTATGGCATTCAGAATACCGCTGCCGGTCATTTTATTTAACCTGGTGAACATATTGGCCACCGGCACTACTTCGGTCAACCCTCCGGGAATGTTTTTCAAAAACACTGAAAAAGCCTCACTATCGCTTTTCCCCGCTTTCTTTGCTGCCTCGTATTCCGGAACAGCCGATTGCAGCGCTCCGCTCAGTGCCGGGCCGCTGGTGATTGTCCGTCCAAATTGCTGGGCAACGGTAGGCTGCACCATAGCATTACCTTCGGCAGAGGTGCCTCCGGTCATCATCATCCCAATCATTTGGCCAAAGGCTTGGGGGAGTGTGGAATTAAGGAACCCATGGCGCTTTTCATCCAAGGCAGTGACCCCAATTTCCTCGGCTTTTTTATCAAGCCAATCACCTAGTTTATAAGATGCCAGTTCTTTGGCCTCCGGCACTTTTACCCCTAATAAATCCGATACTCCTTTGGTCAATATGGCAAATCCCTTGGGGATGGTAGATACCGCTGTGAGCGCCCCTTTATTAAAGGAAGGGGCTACCTGGGAAAGGTCGGCCGTAAATTCATCAAGGGCGCTTTCCGGCTCATATTTCCCCGTGATCTCGGCCTGAAAGTTTTTAACCACGTCTTTCGCGCGCTTCTCATCGGATTTTAGTACGTCAGGCATCACCCCTGGTTTGTACCCGGGACTGACAGGGCTTTTGATACCGAAGTTACCTTCCTCAGTATCTTGCTGCAGTTGTTGATATTGCTGATCTTCTAAGGCCTTTGGCACTCCACTCTTGACCTTTGGCATCGGCTTGTTGGGATCGATCTGGCCTTCTAAAGTATAGGGTGATGGCTCGGGTGCAGCCACGCCAGAAGGAAGCTGAGAATTCGACTCTTTTTTTTTTTTTAACCCTAAGCCAAATTGATTTTGAAAGTCATCAAAGGACTTCGTGTAAAGCTTTTGTTCTTGAAGCCCGGCATGTAATTTCTGAGCGCTTTCAGGCGACTCAAATTGTCGCTGAAATTCATCGAAAGACTTGGTGTACAATTGCTCTTTCACCAGTCCATTGTACAGTCTTTCAGCGGGCGATATGTTTTGTTTTTTGCCCATTACAAGTTATCAAATTTTCCTCCTTTACTTGAAGAGAACTCTTTGTTAGACGTCCCTTTTTCAACCAGTTTCTTGTAACGACCTTTTTGAGAATCGTAAAGAACTTGCTTTATCTTTTCCTTGTCGGTGACGGGAATTGTCTGATCTCCGATCGTAATCTCATTGGGATTAAACCACCAGAAAGTTTTATTTGACTTGACTCCTTTATCAAGACCAAGTTGATTTATAAGACCTTGGAATCCCTGATTGAATTCCTCACTTCCAACTTTGTCTTTATTCTTGTTGTAGTAATCTACAATTTGATTCGTGTCGGAATCCAATTTGCTATCATCCAACTTATATTCCTCGCGGTTTTTGAAATCCTCGTTGAATTGTTTTCTTACTTTATCGAATTTCTCCTGGTCGGCCTTGGTCTTTAAACTTGTCTTCACGTGATTCAATGTGGCTTCGTCATAAGGTACATACGTTGGAACCTCCGCGATGTTTCCATTGGCATCAAAGGACTTCACGGCCATCACCATTTCTTTAGCTCCCGTAGTCGGGTTGGTTCTGAAACCCGTGAATCGACCATAGGCATTTTTCTCCCCGCCTTTTACTGGCGCGAACTGAATGAACTTGTCACTGCCGGTGAATCCGATGTCCTGATTTTTAAATCCAATGGTCTTGTCACCTTGATCGATCTTTGAGAAGTCACGAAGTTCACCATCTCCACCTCCGACAAATGATGTCTCAGGCTCGGTGTTCACTCCATTATTTTTCTTAAATGTCCCGGTGCTCGTGATTTTCTGGCTGTGCTCAAGTCTCTGATGAACCCCTAGCGCTTGTTTAATCCGTTGATCAACCATCGGCTGATATTTTTCTTTCTGGTCAGGGTCAAAAGCAATGTGTTCGTAGATTTTGTCTATCGATTGAAGATCATCGGGGTTCCCTCCTGCTGCCTCATGCTGTTGGCGGGCTATCTCCCAGAGATATTTGCTTTCAATCTTGGGATCAGCTTCTTTCACGTAATCAATAAGGTTCTGAGAGATACCAGGAATAGGCATTCCCTTGTCGTCACGTAAAATGTTTCCGTTGGCATCGGTCTGGAAAAACTTCATCTTTCCAAATATCCCCTCGCGGGCAGTGCCTAGCGCCTGCGCAAACTCCGGCCCCACCTTACCTTCTGAAATGCCACTCTTCAGCTTATTGGCAAAATCCATGATTGCCGAATCTGCTTTGTATACGCTCGGGTGATTGACGGTATCAGCAAGCTTCTCGCGGTCAATCTGATCAATTTCCTTCGGGGTGAGACTTCCGCTCTTGGGGTCAAAGTCGTTATGCTCGCGCATCATGACATTAGCCAAAGCCGTGGGATCAATGTTTTTGTCCTTCTTGGCTACGTCCATTACATTTTTCAAGGTGTCCCCGATTTCCATTCTTTTGGCTCTCTTCCTCTCGACCTCTGATCGGGCATCCTGCGTCATGTACCGAACTTCATTGGGGCTGATGTTCGGGTTATTGAAATACATGTCCGCGATTTTCTTGCGATAGTCATTTTCTTCATTTACCGACTGCTCGCGCTGGAAGTACCCGGGCTTGGTAAGATCCATCTTCATCAAGTCACCAAATCCTTTCTCGCGGGCCTGCTGCGCCTGGTAGTTAAGGCGGTCCTGATTGTATTGATTTCTGGCCCTTTGTGCCTGCTGATTCAGGTAAATCGAGAGCGGGTTTGCCGGGCCTTGAAGGACCGTGGGGGCTTCGTTAATGTCATATACATCGGCCATTATCCAAACATTTGAGATTGATCAGGCAAATTGTAATCTCCCATCTGGGAGGCATCCCAGCGATTCAGGCTCCTATAAAGCGGATTTCCATTGTACGAAGGGAACCCTGTTTTACTCAAGGCTATTGAGGTAGCGGCATTGCTTAAACCACCGTAGATGTTCCTGTTTCCGGCATCAATCAGCGACCTCTTTGTCGAGAGATACTGCTGCTGGTTTTGATTTTGATATCCTGCTACTTGACTGTTGGCATTCATCAGATTGCTCAAAGCCTGATTTTTGTACTGCGCAAAACGCTTGGACATATCCATTACCGCGTTGTTCTTCTGGGTATTGAGCGCCCCGGCCAGGTTGAGAATGTCGGAACCGCTTTTGGACGTTCTGTTGGCTACCCCTATGGTATTTGACATATTCCTGTCCAAAGCCGCCTTGTCGGCTTCCTGCCCTGGGTACATCGTAGAATTATTCATCAACTGCGCCAGCTTTTGATTTTCTACCGCTGCTGGAGGGATGTAATTACTGGCCTTCAGGCTGTCGGCATCAGCCCTTTGCTTGGCACCGAATACCAGTTGGCCGAGGCCAAGACCGAGAGAGGCGATTGTTAGAGGGTCCATGCGACAAAAATAGTTTAAAATGTTAAATTATTTTACATTTTTACCTACTATACTCACTTGAGACGTAAGTGACATTCAACTGCTGTATGCTGTTCTTTGTCGGGGCTACGTCTTCATTTATTTGAACAATCAGGTACTTACTTTTCACATCATCCCCGTCCATTCTGGCAAGTTTCCCTGCCGGGATCAGCACGGCCGGAGTGTTTACATCGCGGAAAATGCTGCCGTAATACGTTTTTTCATACAAATCGAATTCATCTGGCATGAGAAAACTGTATTGGCCTTCCGGGGTGAATACCTCGATTACCTTAAAATCCGGGTTTGAGGAAGAGGTCAGGGCGTCACATGACAATTGCAGTCCCGCCCAGTTCTTCACCCTTGTGGGGGCTGGGTTGACAGCAATCTTGATAAAAGCCTGGTAGTTCACACCGTAGAAACGGTTGTAGTTCACCGAATCCTGATTATGGATGTAAAGCTGTCCGCTCTTAAATGAGATCATCAGTTTATTCAGCGTCACGCCCATTTCCGGTATAAATGAATACCTCGTGGTCCACTGGTTTTTGGTGAAGTTGTAGGCCAGCGTTTGATTCTTGGTCGTGTCCGTGAAGGAGAAAGTAATGATGTACTCGTTATGAAACGGATCAATCATGCCGTACACGCGGGCACCAGAATCCTTATTGATCAACAACTGTTTTTGTCTGAAGTACTCGCGCATACCGAAGGAGCTTACATCCTGCTGTCCTTCGTTGGTGTATTGCCACACTACTCCCTGGTAGTTGTCCCAGCCGAAAACAAGATTATCATACTGAGCAATTGACTCAGGATGTATTGTTCCATATCCTCCTTGTAAAGCCCTGTCGTGGCCAATAACTTCTCCGCTTTTTATCAAAGTAGAATTGTCATCGGCTGTTCTTAACAATCCCTCTTCTGTGTAGAGTACGGTAGACGCCCAAGAGTGGACGCAAAGAATATTATTTGACAAGGAAACCAATCGCATGATATCCCCCCTGTCCAATGAAACAGTGTGTTGGTCACCGGAGTCAAAGGCACTCAATCCATTTATCTTTGAGGCCTGAACGAACTTGTTACTGAATCGAATGACGCTTGTCCTGGTGGATTTTACTTTATCGATCAATTCAATAAATGACTTCCCTTGCCGCCATGCTATTTTTTGATAATCGGATGCAACAGACTTTTGCCCGGGTCGCCCGCTGGCAGGAAAATCGATTTCGATAATGAATGAAAAAGCAGCGGAAATAAAAGGAGAATCTTGCGTTGATAATTGAGTTGAAATAGGAGTTTGAGATTCTACATTCGTGATATCCACCGCTGCATCTGCTTTTGCTCCCTGCGCTGCATTTATATAAGGTTTAAAAGCCGAGATATTCGTAGTGTATGGAATTGTGAACCCATCGAAGTTTAAATAGATCTGAGGAAGCACGTATGTGTTTCCTTGTATCTTATTAAAATTTGTTACCGAAAGATTTCCGCTGTTGTCAATGGAGTATCTATCGGTGATTTCATAAAACTCAGGAGAAACATCTGCCTCTTTGTAAAATTCAGCCTGTACGGTATACCTGTTTCTTGTACGGTCTCCAAAGTAAGGCATGAATGTCGTGTAATTAATTGTCGATCCATTTCCACTGATTCCAAAATCAGAATTTGTCTTCACCACATCACCAGCCAAAGCCAGCAAATTCGCATCGTACAAATTGCCCTCAGTGCCATTGAAGTACTGGTAAATTGACGTAAGTCTGATTTTCCAACTGGTATCCATCACAATGGGGAATTCCCTGGGAAGCCTGAAATATAATTTTGCAGCAACCGGAGAAGTGAAGGTTGGCGCTGTTTTATAAAACACCATCCCATTATAAATGTATTCGCTTGAACTAGGGGTGTAATTGGTAGGCGCATCAAACTTATAAAACATCACTTCCACCATGCTTCGATGATATGCCGAGTATCGCTGATCAGCCGAGGCGCACAATGAATAATATTTTGCCTTTGGCGTACCTCCAAGATTTCCTGCTATGGCAACATTGAGCAAGTTGTCAACAAAGAACTGAGCCGGTGAAGACCCATTGTACTGAGCATCTGGTATTCTTACCGTAGATTTTGATATGATACCCATCGGTCGCATCCTGGCATCAAACACCGCCAGGCCAATATTAAACACCCCGCCTGACTTCCAGTAAGTTTTGTACGTGTCAACAACACCTTTGATATTCCAGCTACTTGCCGTTACGCCAGCGCCGGTGTAAATGATATCAACATGGATGTCAATAGAAGACGAACTATTGTAGGCGGTCACGATTCCCGTGCAGTAAACTCCAAGCCCGCTGTTTCTTAACTCCACCCTTGATCCAACCATGTTAGCAAATGCCGAAGCGCCACTCACGGTAAAAGTAGTACCCACTTTCTTTATGGTCACGGTAAATGACGTGGTGCTCGTTGCCACCCATCCGGTAGACAAATTTCCTTTAACACTGTACCCTCCGTTGGCAAATGCCGCCACTCCCGCCTGCAAATAACTGAAGGTAGACAAGTTTAAAACCGGAACACTTTTTTGCACGTCAAACCCTTCTTCGTCATCGACACAGAACACGCGGTTTTTGTGCACACATAAGGCCGTTGAGAAATTAGGGATCGACTCAGATAACTTTGAAGTCTGGGATTGATCTACGTCACTCAGTGGCTCCGCTCCGGTAAAGTAATCTGATAGCGGGGTGAATGTTATGCCGGAGTTTATAAATTCATTGGAGCGAAATATCCTCCAAATCTTCCAATTACCGGTATTGTTTTCCCTCACTAAGATTTCAACCTGCTTCAATAGTTTATCTGCATTGTCCGGCATCAATACCGTCACATGTATTTTATTTCCATAGGTGTATTTGAACACATTGGCGGTATCCTGGAAGTTCATAGGGAAATATTCCCCGTAGTTCATGTCTGAGAAAGGAGACAACAAAGAATATTCGTCATCCAAAAACTTCCACCTGTAGGCGAATTGGAAGTTTTTGTTGTAAATTCTATTTACGGTAATAGCCGAATCGTAGACCCGAACTATCCTTGGGTGCACGCTGTCATTAAGGGCCGCGGCAAAAGTGCCTCCAAACGTAGGTTTATTTACCGGCTGAATTTTAGCCAGCGTAATATGAGAGATGTCAAAGCCAGTGTAGGAATAACTTCTGGTCATGTTAATTACACGACTGTCATTAAATCCATCGCTCCAATACAGAAGATCGCCTATCACTCCGGCAGATATCTTACGTCCGTTGGATTGAAAATTTAACGATGAAACATTTTGCAAAAGGAAAGTAACGGCATCCGTCTCAGGGCTGTAGGCCACCACGCAGTGGTTTCCGTTACTGTTGTAGACCCAGTTGATAACCTGATTATTCAGATAATCTTCGTAGGCTCCTATACATTTATTAGTGCCGGAAGAAAGGCCAATGCTTTTAAGAACTGTGCCTTTAATATTTTCAATCTTATACGACTGTCCATTGTCGGAACTTACATACCTTTTATTAAGGCAGTCCAAAATAGGATTTACAATCTTCCGATCCCCGCCAAGTTTCTCAATAGCGTCAGGCGCGATGTCGGTGTTTAAACCCGTGGCGTTAACTTTCTCTATTACGATCATGGTATCTTAGGGGTCATTCTATAAGACTGCTTCACGTATTCAATCACATCCGCGACCGTCAATTCCCACGTTCTATCCAGGACTTTAAGGTATTGGCGGTCGAATTCGTCTTTTGTCATCTGCTTTTCAATGCCGCTGATAGTGGCTTTTCTCTGAACATATTCCTTGGATATTCCTGCCACGATGTATTCAGCCATCTCAGGATGGATCAAAGTTTCTTCACTGGGGTCCCACAGATTAGAAATGTACATGAGGTACACCTGTGAGTCGGTTTTAATATTTGATCCCTTGAATTGCAGTTCGTTGACATCCTTATTGGTGTTTTCCGTCACGTATCCCAGTCCGTTGTCCTTAACCATCAATCCAAATTTATTACCCGCGTCTTCTCCCAAGGCACTTAAATTAAGGAACGGGAACACCGCATCACTTACCTCCGGCATACGACTTTCATCAAGCAAATAACTAGGCTCGGAGTTTGGAAGCTGCTGATTTGTCGTAGGGTCTAAATCAAATTCCAGCGCAATATTTTTCTCATTGGCAAACACCGCGATGTCTGATCCGTATTGAAGTCCCACAGCCACCCAGTCCACGCAATCCGAAGGCAACTCCACGGCCTTCCATGGCTGCATGTTTAACCTTACGGTCCTGATGTCGCGCAGGTGATCGAAATGAAGTTCTTCCGCGTACTTCATCCCCCAGCGCAGGAATTGAAACTGATGTTGCTGCCCAAGCTGATAGTCGGACAAGGCATCGTTCACGATTTCAATAAGTTTTCGATATGTCTTGGTATTTCCTTTCATCTGTCAAATGTGTTTGGTACCGGAGGATTTTGTAAAGGAACTACCGTCAATTCCTTTAAAATCAAATCCACCATATCTGATGTAATAGGAAGCGGATCGTTTTCTCCGATGGAGTCCGGGGCGGCCACCACCAGGTTTACAATCATCTTTGCCTGCTGGTTGGGTTCCACGTACATGTTGTAAAACTTCAATTTGAAGCCCTCCTGCCAGCAGATGTTTATCCCCGGGTAGCTGGCAACTCTTGTTTTAAGGTTTACCGCAGGCTGATGCACTAAGGCAAATTCTACTTCTGAGGGATTGCCTTTATTCTTGGTCTTTCTTTGGAAGATCCTGTCAATACCTCTATTGTGGGCGAGGCTGATGAAAAAGTCAGGAAGAGTAACAAACGCGCAGTCGGCATCATTCTGAAGACTGAGTTCATAGCTGGCAATGCACATTTGAATATTAGATCGGTCGCCATCACCAAGTTTGTCAAGGTAGTTTGCTTTCAGCACCTTGTTGGCGGCTATTCTTGCGCGAAGGATAATATCCTGATGTGAAAGTTCATCGGACGTAGCTCGGTCACCACCAAGTTTTTGGTCAATGTACATTTCCGAAATTTGCCTGAGCGTTATCATGTTCCTTCAGTCATTTTATCTCTGTCCGATTTATTAACCATATCAAAATCTCTGATGGATATTCCAAGATTACCCAGCACGCGATTCATAATTCTATCATGCAGCGTTTCATTCCATTCAAAGTCAATGCTGCTGCTGTCATCGTATACATACCTTCCAGAGCTGACGGTGTAGGCATATACCGGCTTTGTCGGCTTCTTGATGTACCAGATTTTTATGTTTACAATAGAGCTGGGAAGAACCTGTATGCCTTGATTGCTGATGTTGCAGATCGGATATGTTACGGTAGGAACTTTCACCGAATGATTCTTTCTATACCCCCAACGCTGGTCATCAATGTTTTTAATTTCATTCCCGGTGTCAGCGTCTTCCACGTAATAGATGTAGTCTTTAGTTACAATAGTGCCAATTCCAGAGGTAAGAACCACCGATTCCTTTTGCTGGAACGGACGCATGTATTCATCGAGCTTATTGTTGTTCTCAAAATCACTCAAATACTTATCCCAGATGTTCATGCTCTCAGTATGAACTTCCGTAGCTATCTGCTCGGGAGTCCAGTAGCTTACAAGCCCTTTCTTGGTAGCAAGGTTGATACGGTCTACTATGGTTTTTATAAACTTTGCCATGTTATTTCACCAGAATTGAAATGACTACCTCTAACACAATTAAAATACCTGCTCCCCATGCCATGCCTTTTACAAACTTTTTCTTGCCATCGTCAATTGCCTTATTAAGTAAATCGACATGAATACTATCCTTTTGAAGAGCTACCTTCACCTGTACATCTTTGGCTTTAACAATGGAGTCCAATGCCCACACTTTTTCATTCGTTTCATTTAACTCCGAATCAAAGGCCTTAATGGTTTTATCTTGAGCCTCTACCGTTGATTCACAATTTGAATTCACTTTTGTAAGCCACGCTGCTGAATCACGCAATGTCATGGGCTTCTGGCTTTTTAACCTGCTGTTTTCTTTCTTCAATTTTTCTACTTCATTCTGGGCATTTATTCTCACCAGATGGATTTCAATTATCTGCGCATCTTTTTGCTTAATGGTGTCTTTGAATCGTTGCTCCTGATATTTCGCATAGTTGTATGCCTTGTCTTTTTCGCGCAAAAGATTTTTAATTGCCTCGGTAGGCGATGATTGTGACTGTGGAGAATAAATAACCGTAGCCAGAATCCCCAAGATGAATCCTATTACAAGGCAGGCAAATAAGTGAATGGGCTTTATCATCATGACGCGCTTAATGAGTTGTAGTAATAGACCATGATTCCAAGTAAAAGAACGATCAGCCTTAAAAATATTTCGATCAGTGGATTGATGCCGATGTACGCCCAAAACTTATCCATCCAAGCACGTTTCGGATTTGTCTCTTCACCATGGTAATTCCATCGCTTTTTGTTCGCCCAATTCCAAATCAAGTCAAAGAAGCAGAAGTGAATGGATAGCGAGAAGATTGCAAATTGAAACCAAGCCATGTCGGTAAATGCCGCGTTGGCAAATCCAAGCACAACCGAAGCGCTTACGGTAATGGTAGCGCTCACCCAATGCACAATCGCATTCTTCGTCTTCTTGTGCATGTCAGACATCAGGTGAAGAATCGTTGCCGAAATCAATAGCATGTATGTAAAGGCCGTTATCATATCAGGTTTTTAATTAATGGAATGAACTTCTGTTGACAGTCCTCAACTTTGTTGCCACCAAAAAAATTAGTGCCAGGACATGTTTTTACCGTGCCCGTTCCATTGGTTCTTTGACCGGTAACAATGTCAAACCAATGATGATAAACCACCGAATCAGTAGAGGGCAAAAGATTGAATTTCTTCAAAAGCAGGGCGTTCATTCGAACAATAGTTTCCTTATGTTCTTCGGCCATTACATCGCTCCCTTGATCAAAATTTCCAAAATGCTCAATACAGACACCAAATTGATTTGCTCCTTTAATGCCTGCCGGGATTACATCCATTGGTCGACAGACAGCGATTGATCCATCTGGAAAAGAAGTAAAGTTTTGAGCGATTTGGGCAAACCCATTTTGCTCAACTTGAAAATTTTCCATTGATTCAAGCCAATGAAAATAATCTGGTATTTTTCTAAACGAAGAATAATCAGGCTGCCAAGTGTGATGATTTTGAATCAATTTAATAGCACGGTGAACTTCAAGACCGCTAAGCCATGATTCAAATTCAATCAATGAAAGAACTATAAATTTGCCTTTTGTCTTCATGGTGTCATGGCCTTTAATTTTGCACTTATCTGTCTCTCGATTTCTCTGATGTTGTGTTTCACTTCTTCAGCTTCCTTGTCGTATCGATGTACTTTTTCTTTCATCAAAGCAATTTCTTTATCATGCAACTGAACAAGGTCAAGGACTTTATTCATCTTTTCGCCCTGTGAACTCATCGCAGTTTTGATTTGATTCAAGGTAAACACCCAGATAAATCCAATCATGGCAAGGATAATCGAGATGAAAATTCCGAAAATCCACATCTCAGAAGATGAAAAAGTTATTCCGTGTTCTTGTGCCACAGGCATTATTGTTGTTTAGTTTCTTCTGCCTTTACATCTTCAATTTTTGCCTTTCCCGTTATCATTGCTCCATACATTAGCAGCCAACGTCCACCTACAGTGAAAAGAATAATGATAGCTACCAATGTCAAAGTGTAAATTCTTTGATCCGGAACAAAGCATAGGAAATAAAACACCAATGGAGGTGTAATCATTTGCATAAGCCAAACGAACTGTTCTCCTCCTTCCCATAGTTTATTATCTCCTTCTAGTCCGGTAATTAATCGCTCTCTGTATCTGATCAACCAGAACCAACAGAATACAGTGCAAAGTGTCCATATTAAAAGTGAATCTACTCTCTCAGGATTTTGAGCTAAATGATCAAAGTATTTTTGAATTACTTCCATATTTTTATTTTTTTGAGATTATGATTTTACCTGGTTTATATGATTTGAAATACACGCTGTCACCGCGTGTTCTTAAAAGTGTTCTAACTATCGACTCGTTCATTTGCTTGGCAAACTCAATACGTTCTTTTATCCATTCAGGATTGGAAAGATTTTGAATTAACTTTTCATTTTCGAGTAATTCTCTCTCAGTATTTGGATTCAAATAAATTACTGAATCCTCTAACTTTTTTGATGGTTTTTTTGAAATGTTGGATAATACTATAGCGCCATCACCATATGTTACTTGCTTCTGAGCAAATGCCGAAAAGCTTACCAAGACAAAAAGAATAGAAATAATTTTTCTCATAATCACCAATTTTTACGTGTTGACATTTGAGCCACAACTGCTTTGATGATTTTATACTCGGCATCAAACGCTCCTTGAGTAGTAAGCGAATTCATGCCGGATACTTGATTTAATTTAAATTGTTGCCAGTAAGCAGATTCAGGTACAGCGTTTACTGTAGGAGTTACTCCATCAGCTTGAAATTGAGATACAATTGCTCCGGTAGTATTATCACAATAGACTCCCGTTGATTGGTGTTCAAAAATCCAATCTCCATATTGAATTAATAGCCTTGATTGTTGATCTGCCGAAAGAGTTCCATCTGCCTGAATCAATGAAGTAATAAGGCTTCCATAAACCCCAGAACTATTCGACCAATTTTGAATTTTAACCTTGATATAAAATTCTTTATTCCCATTGATCATTGGTTGCCAAACCAAAACGATTGCACGCTGTTTAACTGCCGCTCCGCTCCATTGCAATCGTGGATTATCCGGTAAGTCTACTTGAATAGGCGTAACATCCTGAGCGGTTGCGCTTATTGAAATTACTGCAAAAAGTAAAAAAATAATTTTTTTCATATTTCTAGTTTATTTGATACCAATTTGATCCGTCACTTTGAACCCACAAAACAGCATTAGCTCCAACTGTTGTCTGTGATGCGCCCGATTTGTCTTTATACGATGATACCGTACGAGCACTTCCCGTTTGATTTACAACTACATAAATTCTTCTTGTGGCTCCGGAGGCTGAAGGGAATGTATAACTGCCCGTTCCGGAAGTAATTACTACTGTGTGATAGGTCGCGTCTAAAGTCAAACTTCCGGTAGAAGTAGAAATAGCGGGCCCGAAACTTCCATTAACATCCCATGTAGATAAAGGTGATGATATGCCTATACCATTTAGAGTCCCAGTTGGAGCGATTCTTAATCCATAATGCGTATAAGAACCGATGGCTGTTACTGTTGGATTGTAGTCATATCCTATTGCGAATCCTGCCTGAGTGGAGGTAATATTGTATGTAGGGCTTGCCTGAAAGGATATATAAGAGCCTGCGCTCGTTGGATCTACGATGGAAGGATTATTTACATAACCAATATTTACAGCTCCTCCCCCATCGACTTGTATAATTTGATAAACAAATCCTGATCCTGAACCTCCTAATTGAGCGGCGGTAACAGTTAATTGATCGTTTACAGCAAAATTTGTTCCTAAAAAATTAGGCGATACACTTGTTACAGCACCTCCACTGACAGTAACGTTTCCTGTTGCCGCTGATAATGCGCCAGATGTACTGCTTAATATTGAGAAAGTAACTCCATTATAAGTTCCATTTACATAACCTGAGCCGCCTGCCGAAATAGTAAATCCTGTTGGGTTACCTGGTAAAGGGATTGTATTATTTCTAAATCCATAAATAGTAGTTGCTGCCGTAGCTCTGGTTCTACTTGATCCTCCCGATTGAAATGAGCCCGTAAAACTTGCAGATGTGGTCGGAGATGTTGGCGATGCATTATTAATAAAAGCTGCAGAGCCAGAACTTAACGTGCCAGTAAAGTTATAAGCTGAAGATAATGAAGACCCGTTTGCTAAAAAGTTAATTCCTGTAATTAATCCACTACTTGTCATTGCTCCACTTGAAAAAGTGTTAGACCCCATACTTAAAGCCCTAGCAAGTGTAAACGTAGTGCCGTCTAAAGTGAAAGCCGAACCACTTCTGTCAGCGAAGTTCAAAGTTGGATTTCCGATTCCTTGCCCTGCCGGAATTGTGTAATAAATTCCTCCAACGCTTGTGCCTGTCGAATTGGTGAAGTCAATATATCCCAATGTAACGTTACTCCCAGCATCTTGAGGAATGTTATTTTGAATTGTTAATGGACTTCCATTATTTCGGGCAAATGAGTTTGTTGTTCCAGTAATTTTTAAAACTATTGAACCCGATCCAGAACCAAATTGAGAGCCATTGAATGTAATCGTTTCTCCGTAATTGTAATTGCTTCCAGCCGTAGTAACTGTCACGCTTGTGAAAGTAGTGGCCGTTGCAACTACAACTGTAAATAAAGCTCCCGTTCCGCTTCCACTCGTACTTGCCGGTGCTACGTTAGTATAAGTATTCACAGTCATCCCAGCTACAGTTTTCGACACGTATTGTGCTGATCCATTATTTGTGGAAATTATGCCTGAACTTGTTTTATAAGTTGGGCTAAGCTTCAAAGCAGACCCAACTATGTTTGTTGAATTTGCAGTGATTGAAGAAGTATTACTTTCTACATCAAAAAAATCTCCTGACGTAGACCTTGAAGTAACCGATGGATTAATTGATAAGAAATTTTGATTATTAGCTGATGCCGTGAATGTTCCTGTTAGATTATTTCCTGTTGTATTTGAATTAAGTGTCAACTGTCCCGCTCCGGAAATAATTAAGTTATCAGTAGTAGATCCGTTGGTTACAAATCTTAATGAGTTGTTTGTAGTTGTACCTATAACAAGATCAGTAGAGGTTGACGTTAAGTAAACATTATTAGCTGCATTTAATGAACCGCTACCTGTAAATCCGCCTCCGTTCATTCCAAAATCTCCATAGAAAGTAGTGGCCGTAGAATTGTTATTGTTTACAACAAAATCAGAACTTGCCGTAGTGCCTGTGCTTGTATTTTGAATGATAAATTGATTGTAGCTATTTGTTGAGCTTTGAACTGCTCCCAAAATTCCGGTATCTGAATAACCTAAAGTTCCAGTTGTAATTGATCCAGTATAAGCCGGATTATTTACAGCTAAGTAATCGGTGTTTGCGACTGCGCTACTAAATCCACCTGAACCATCTCCTTTTTGAATACTTGTTCCACTTGTTTGAGATTTAGTGGCTATTGTTCCGAGACCCAAATTTGTTCGCATCGTTGATGCATTGCCTTCGGAAAGGTTATTGCTTATTTGAAAGTATCTTGAATCAGTACTAGACAAATTTGTATAGCCATATAAAACATTCCAGCTTGCTGCAGTTGTTCCGGTTAATAAAATAGCCGTAATCGTGGCCTGTGTATTTGAAGCCATTGTTTGAACAAGGTTGCCTCCACTTGAGTTGACCGTTAAAGTACCGGAAGACAGATTAACGATAACAAAATTGAATCCTGTTTGTGGCAATGTACTTACAACCGGAAGGACTACCGTTTGATTTGAAGAGCCCGTGAAATATTGAAGTCCCGAACTTGAAACCGTAAGCGTAGTGGTTCCTCCTGATGTCGCGGTTGAAGTATAGTTTTCCGCTAGGTTATTAGCTGAATAGTTTTTATTTGCGTCTTGGGCTACTATTGCGGAAGCTGTAGGGGCTGTGATGAGTGAGCTTTGATTTGTACCTCCGTTTGCGATAGGTAAAATTGAACTACCTACGGCCGCAGTTTGCGACAAGTCGATAGAACCAAATTGCAAGGTAGTTCCAGAAGAATTTGCCCTTAGAATTTGGTATGCTGTAGCCGGGCCAATGTTATTGGGCGTTCCTGCCCCTGAGCTAGTCCCCAAAACCGAGGTTGCTGAAATAGATGGCAAGTCACTAAGTGAAATTTGCCCCACACTTACATTTCCACCAGAAGTAGTTTGTTTTAAAAACTGCCCGGTTCCTCCGGTCGCACTCAAATCTGATCCTGTGCCTCCTTTATTTAATCCTAAGATTGAAAAAGCTGATTGCTTGTTATTGAAAGTAGTCCAGTCAGTGGAGCTTAAATAACCGTTTGTTGAACCATTTGCCGCAGGTATTGAAATTGTATTTGTACTTCGCGATAAAGGAGAAGTGAAACTTAATACGTTTTCTTTTCCGTTAAAGGTAGTCCAATCAGTAGTGGACAAAACACCTCTATTTGTTCCACTGGCAGTCGGAATATTAATCGTGATATTTCCAGAAGAAGTTATGGGAGACCCGCTGATATTAACATCCGTTCCCGAGGTGCCTGGCAATAGTCCGATGCTTGTAACTGATCCACCGGAAGAGAATTTTTTCAAATCATATTTTATGCCGTTTTCCCAAATTTCCCATTTGGCTGGAGACGCCTGAGCGTTATAAATCAAAGTTCCATATCCTGTCGGGGTCGTTACTGTAGTTGAATCAGCAACACGTGACTTAATGGCCGTAGCCGTGACACTTCCGCTTTGAGATAAAGCAGCAATTGAAGAGAGTAAAATGAAAGTTAAAAAAATAAATTTTCTCATAGTCGTTATTGATAAGGTCCTGTTATATCCATCTCCCATTGGTCATTAACCGAATGATAGGTAGCTGATGCCTTGTACTTTCCCTGATCCACCGGGCTCCATTTTTTTGCTCCTCCGACTTCCCATCGTACATCGCTCATGATAAACTTTGAGGGAAATGTCAGATCGTAAAGTCCACCGGAGATCGTGAATAGAAATTTCATTTCTACCGCAATGGAATCGTTGCTTATTGCAATAGTTTTGTTTCCTCCGATATTGGCCGAGCCTACAAAAATTACATCAGGATTGCCGCTGAAATCCAGGGTTATTGTTCCTCCCGAGGTGGATACCGTTTTTTCAATGGGCCTTACTGAAGCGCCATTCATTAAACTTATATCCCATGTAGGGAAAGATCCCGTGCCATAAATGGTGTCTACGCTTATCGTAAGCTGCCCCGTTGTGGGATTGTATCCCTGGCAAACACCTTCCATCCTATGGGAAGGATCATACGGAACCGCCACCACCGCGCGCTGGCCAGTGGACCAGGCAAGATTCTTGTCTACGATCATCGTGATAATCGCGATCGATATTGTAAGCGTGGTGCTCGTTGTGGTAGTCCAGCGATCTCCATCCCCACGGTATTTTGCCCATAATCCTGTAAAGTCACTTTGGGCCGGATAAGCTATGAGGGTATTGGTATTTAAAAACGCTATCCATGTTTTACTTCCATCGAAGGTAGTGGTGAAGCCAGCACCCAGCGCGTCATCGGCATAGGCGACATACAGGAAGGCATTTGCCCCATTGGT